GCTACACCCTCTCTGAAATTTTTATCCCACTCGTCCCATTTAAGTCCTGTACGAATAAACTCTCCTATCCAACCTGTTGCATCTATACTTGCACACATTGTCCAGTCTTTTGCTTGTGGAAGCCAGTCATATAAGTAATGTTTACCTAAACGTACACGACTTAAATTGCTATTATAACGTAAGTGTACAAGTTTGAGTGTATCATCTTGTGCTAACCTATCCATTGCTCGCCAATGTATATCATACATTAGTGGCTCACCACCTACCCAGTATAATTCTTCTACAGTACCTGAACAAATGTATTCCCAAAATTCTTCTTCAACTACCTCTTTTTGAAATTTGTCAATTATCTTTTTATTCTCTGGAACCATGAACGGCTGGTTCTCAGGCGACCATTGATTATGCTTTCTCTTTTCCGCCTCCCAACTTGAACTGAGCGGTTCGCCACACATACGGCATTTAAAATTGCATAAATTACTAACCCTATAATCAAAAGAGATAGGCTCCATTGTAGTGTATCCATTTTCGTCTGTCTCCTCAAAACATTTATCTATTTTATCTTCAAACAAGTAGCCTGTAAACCATTGTCTATATGTACTTTGACTTAGTACACTATCATTACAAACATTACATTGTGGTATTTCCTCACCTGCCATTAGTTTTTTTCTAATGTCCATCATGTATTCGCTATTCCAATGCTCCTTTAATGTAACTGGTTTATAATCTGCAATAGTTCCTACAGGCCTAAACATACCTGTACTTTCATCATTACTGGCATCTATGTATTGTTTTTGCATCATGTGATCTTCGCGGGAGGCACAGCACATACGTCTTTCACTTTGTGGACTTATATAGGTATGTGTCCATGGTGCTGTACAAAACACCTTGTTAGGTGAGTCGGGACTCATTTGGCCATGTTGCCATTTAGGTTTTATTTTAGCCATTAGCAATCTCTAATTGATTCATGTTTACAAAAAAGTCATAGAATTTTTCTGGACTTAGGATTGCACCTTCTGAATCGTTATCCCCTAAATATTTTTCTACATAGTGTACATTTTTAAAAACAACTGCACAATCTGGAAATACATCTGGTGTTCTACCTTCGTACCCTAAATAAAAATCTTTTTGAATCATACTTTTATAATCATCAATTGCACTTAAATTTATTTCTTCAATTTCACACGGTAGTTTGTTGCCTGCATGATAAAGTGTAAGACGTTTTCTTCTTTTTGTGTCAGTAAGATAATAATCAAAAATTTGTTTAATATATTGCTTACATGTATTACAATTACCGCCATACATAATATTTTGAAAATTTTCTATAGCAAACTTAACAACTTCCCAATCTTTTCTTGAATCCCAATGTACTTTTACATTTCGGCATGCAGTATTTTCTTTAACCCATTCACCTGCTTGAGAATCTGTAATACACCATATCAATGGAATCCCTATTTGTTCTACTAAATCATTAATTTTTCTTGCATTTAATTCATCTATTTCGCTTTTTTCTGCAACTTCAAGATAAGGTAAATGGCCCCACTTACTTTGTATGCTTAAATATTTTTTGTTTTCAGGTATTACTAAATGAGGTGTTGATTTAGTTAATACTACTGCATCAGCATTACATTGCGCCGCGGCAACTATTCGTTTTTTAATTACTTCAAAGTCGTTTTCGTGACCAACACCAATATTAGCATACAATTTAATCATTACCTGCTTCACCTCCTAAGCCATCAGTCTCGGTATCCCAACCTATGCTACTACCTGCTTGATTAATTTTTTCATCATCTGCATACTTTTTATCATCATAGTCATCTTGGCTTTCGCCTGTATTACGATTACGCATTTTCATTTCTACAACTTTAACTTCGCCATCTTCTGTAACAACTCTCTTTGCATATAATCCGCCAGTAACTCCTGCTGTTTTTGGTGCTTGTATATCTTCCTCATCTACGTTAAAGTCTTGTAACTTAATACTATCATAAAATTCTACCATGTTGGGAAATGTTTCTCTAAAATCAAAACCACGTCTTGCATCGTACTGCTCATAAAATAGTTTAAAGTCATGCTCTAATAGTTCTCTGTCAGCAGTATTTCTGTGAGGAGTTTTTACAACGTCCAAGTATTCAATTAGTCTGCTTACTTGATCTTGCTCCCAAGGTTGCACTAACAGTTGCCCGTCTTTGTCCTTTTCTTCTTTTTCTCTTACTTCTTTTAACCATGCAAAAACTTCGTCATGATATTTTTTACGCAAGTTATCAGGTAATGTTAAGGGTGACTGGAAACTTGGAAAACGTAAAATGTTACAGGTAAATCCAGGACGATTATGACCGTATTTACGTTTCATCTCAAGCATCCAGTCAAAAAATTCGACAATACTATCTAAGCATAATGCATTAATAGTCATCATCATGTGTAAGCCTTCTATTCTTGCTTCACTACAAACTTTTTCAAATGCTTTAGTCCACTGCTCCCATTTTAGTCCGTCTCTAATATATTCTGCTTGTGGACCAAATGCTTCGCAACTTGTGTATAAATGGAATCTATTGATGTTTTGTGTGCCAGCAATCATTTTATCTAACAAGTCTGGCTTTGCCATAAGATTACTATTAATTGCAAATCTCATGTTGTCTTTATTAGGCTCGTCTGTTGTTTCGAACCAATCAAATAATTGATAAATGTCAGGAGTCATAAGTGGTTCTCCGCCTGTGACTCTAATTTCTTCTAATTCTGTACTTAATTCAGGCCACCATCTCCAGAATGCATCTACATACGGATTGAATTCTCCCTGATCAAAGGGTTCGGCGTAGGGGGCATCATCAATAAAATGTCCTCTTGCATCTGATTTTATGCCTTGATAGCCTCCGTTAGTACGAATGTCTTTTACCCATGTAGAGGAGAATGCTGGGTTGCAGTAACTACATGCTAATTGACAAGTTCTATTAAAGGCTATTTCTAATGTTTTTAAGTTTACATCAAACTGTGGATCTAAGGTTGCCGCAGTATGTAAGTCATCATCTTCATATATAACTGTTTTATATACTCTATCACTTACAGGCTCATTACCGTCTGCGTCTTTGCCCATGTCTTCTATTTTCCAACAGTACTCACACTCTTTAGGACGGGAGCCTGTCTGCATCATTTCACGCATTTTCTTTTTATGACGTGTGTTATGAATAGCACTTGGATTTTCTTTGATCTCTTCTAAATCAATTTGGTGTGCTGGAGGGTGATGACAACTGGTAGTTCCACCATGCCCTAACCATATAGTAGCATTATACCACTTAGCACCACAAAAAGATTCTGATACAGGATCTATCATCCTTGCTTTGAATTCTCTATGTGTTTCGCCTTGTTTTCTTCCCATTATTTCTCCTTTGGGTAGCCTTCATACCATTCTATGACAGTATCTACCCTAACATCTCTCCATGCTTTTACATCTAATCCATACATAACTAATGTATCTGGACTTTGGTAATTCTTAAATTCCAAAGATTGTTTGTGTATATCTGTATTTAATGTACACGGCATAGTTCTTATTTCTTTAGAATCTATTTTTTCAAAAACAATAGTAACAACACCTTTCTTTAATGCTTCTACAATTTTGTTACTATCAATCTTCATGTATTATTCCTTTGTCTGCATATTTGTGATTAACTAAACTATGTCCTAATTCGTCTTGCCTTACACACTTGATCATGTCTTGCAATCTTGCATTCTTTGGCAAATTGTAATAATCTATTGCTAATTGCGGAGCAGGAACATTTAATGAAGGATTTATTTCTATTTGTAAAAAAAATAATAAGAAACTTTTTACTGCGTAATCTCCAAAATAAGCAATCATTCTGCGTGATGTTCTCGGAAATAAAACATACAGTACAAAGTAAAAGTTCCAAAAAATACCTTGTGCAAAAAGTATTAACAGTCTTTCAAACCAATTGGGTTTTGCAATTTCTATAAAAAACATTAAATGCATTCTTTCATTTTCTGCTTCTGCTAATAATTCTCTAATAACAGGGCCATATCCTGTTTTCATTTTTCTTAAACTTTTTAAGTGTATCCACATACCTGCTACCATGCCTGGTACACCTGCAATAGTTTCTAATACTACTGCTCTATGCCCATATCGTTGTGCAAAAAATGTATCCGCAAAAAAACGGAAAAATTTTGTCATACTCATTGCAAACCAGTCTCTCATATCATTGCCTCTGCTTCTTTACAAATGTTCCACCAGTCTTCCATTTCTGGGTAAACATTTAAAAAATCTGTATCTCTTCTTAAATCATGTTGAGTAAAAAATTTATAAAAATTTGCTCTTGCTGTAGTTAGTTCATCTTTATCCATGTTAGCACCTGCTTTCATCCATTCTAAATTACGTCTTACTTTGTCAATTTCAAAATCTTTGAATCCTCTATAATCTATGTTTTCTTCGTCTGCTTGGTTAAGTTCCATAAATGCTATTGCTTCTTCTAAATAACTTTGATAGTAGTCAGGCATAATTTGTATGCATTGCCATAATGGTGCTCTTAACAACGGTATATCAAACCATATACGTTGTTTAGGCCTAATCTCATAATCTGGATGTTTGTAATCACCATTATCTGGTACAGGTATAAATTTAGTACCTTGTTTGTCTTTTGCAAACTCTTCTCTGAGTTCTAAAATCCATTGTAAATACTCGCGTAAACTTGTTAGACTAAGCAAGTTAAACGTATTTATAAAAGTAATAGTTGAGTTATGTGTTTCTCTTAAGATTCTTAAAACATTTTTTTGCAAGACAGAAAAATCCATACCGTTACGCATGTATTCTGCTTGTTTGCCGTAACCATCTACACTTACAAAAGTTGCAAAGTTCTTACATGCTGGTGCTACATACCAGTTGTTTCCAGAGTTTGGATTAAACTTTTCTGGATCTTCCCAAATTTGTATCTCCTCTAATCTTTGTAGCGATTCGATAAACATGTCCATGAGTTTTGGCTTTGGTGGACACATGTTTGAGGTTACACTCATTTCTAACCAAGCATTTGGATTTTTATACACATAGTCTAACACTTTAAATGTATTAGAATCCATGAGTGGCTCCCCTCCTGTCATACGAAAAACTTCTAAGTTTTTATATAACTCGGGCCACCATTTCCAAAATGCAGTAAGATATGGATTTTCGTCTTGTGCCATTTTAGGTGGCATCAATCCTGCACGATTTAAACTGTCTAAATTATTATGTTCGCCCTGTGCAATATTATAAGGGCCATGTTCTTTTACTTCTTTTTCCCATGTATTACTTAAATGTGGTGAACAATAACTACATTTAAAATTACAGGCTTGATTAAAGTTAACTTCGACATATCTTGGATTAATGTTTCCGTCCCAACCTGCATTTTTAATTTCTTCTCTGGCATTTTGTGCCCAGTATTCTCCACTACGATAAACACGGTCACTTCTTCCGCCTACATCTTCTATACGCCAGCAGTAACTACAACCTTCTGGTCGCTCACCTGCTAACATCTGTTTGCGTTGTTCTTTTTTCTCTTTTGTATTATGTAGTGCTGTAGGATTTTCAGCAAGTTCTTCTAAATCTATTTTATGCGTAGGCGGATGATAACAACTATGTGTCATTCCATTTGTTAAATGCATAGAGACTTGAGTCCATTTTGCATAACACATAGTAGGACTTATAGCATCTAATTGCTCTTTGGCCTTGTCAGCGGCCTGGTCATAATTGCTCACTTATTGAATTAATCCTTTTTCGAGAAGTTCTTGTATTTGTTTTTCTCGAATCATTACTCCCCATCTTCTTGGATTTACATAAGTCTTTTTAAAGAATTTGCACATTTGCTCATTAGGGTCGAACAACATCATTTCATTTATGCTATCATTTAATTTTTCGCCTAAGTCTTGTATTGCTATGTATAACATTTCTTTATCCCATGATGCTTTAGTATATGAGCATATTTCATTTCCTGGAAAACGTGGAAGTATAGAGTTATTGAAAAAATCTTTAAACCATTCGTAGTCAGAAATTTGGTTAGTGTCCCATTCTGTTAGTACTGTCATCTCACACCCAAGTCTTGCACCGTAAATTGCCCACAATCCGTTTTTAACATCACTGCCTACATTACACCATGTTTGTAATCTGTTGTAATTTTGCCACCAAATTTTATCTTTGAATTCGTCTGCTCTTACACGAGCACCTTGGTCCAAACTCATTTTTACGCCTTCTCTAAATCCTGCTCTAAAGGCTTGGAATGGTGATGCAGTTTGGTGTACTTCACTAAATGTATCGTTAAGTTGAATGTAATTTAACTTCCAACAAAACTCCATGCCCTCGCCATCGTCAGCGGCTTCATGCGTTTTCATGTCTAACACATATTCAGTTGGCCAACATTTTAATCCGCCATTACCATAGACTAATCCGTTAAGCATATTTTTAGCATTCCAACTGAAAATACTTTCAGAAATATCGTTTCCATCATGATCAGTTTCTGGAACATCGAGAACTTGCTCAAAAAAATCATCCATAACAATATTATCACCATCTACGGTGATGAATCTATCTGTTTCGGATTGCTTTGCACATTCTTTGTGAGCGGCATCAAAGCCTTTGACGCCGTGTACACGTTTTGCCCACGGTACTTTATTTAAAAGGTCTGCCCAATGTTCTTCACAGTTGGGTTCGTCGAATGAAATATAAAAAATATCTAATTCTGTAACATCTATTTTTGCCATATGTGTGTCCTGGTTTAACACACATATTTATCTGGCTTAATGAATGCGTCTATATACTATAGGCTAATTTCTAACGTAAGTATCAAACAGTTTTATAGTGTAAATACTACACTTATTTAGATTAGCAGGTACTATTATGCTTACATTGTCCTTAGATATTAGATCTTTTAAGTCAACATTTACACTATAGATCATAAAGTGAGGATCATTTAAACTTGTAAAGTAAAATTTTAGAGTTTTACTGCCTTTTGCAGTTGCATCTTCTAAGTCTATCTTTGCATATTTTGTTTTTTGTTTTTTAGAAAGTGTAATAGTAAATTTTTTGTCTTTAATATTTAGTGATATGTCAGATTTTTTATTACCGTATTCAATGAGTGTAACAAAATCGTCTTCAGATCGTACATATACAGATTCTATAGGTTTGAGTTCGATGCTAAACACAGTTTCTATATTAGGATCTTGTCTAACACGATATAGTTGCACATTTTTTCCCTTAAAAATATCAACTTGCTCTTTTGTAAAAGTTTGTTCTTTCCAGCCTTTCTTCTTTTTGAGTTTTTCAGGTGAAACTGCAACGATTTCCCCGTCTGATAAGAAGTAAACATACCATGGCCTGTTATGTACTTGAACTTGCAAGTCGCCAAATGAGCCACCAGCCTCTTTTTTTGCCTTTATAAAACGTCTGCGTCGTTTTTCTGCTTCACTTAATGCCATAATTAAAATCTTTTTCCATTTCTTTGAGCATATCTTTACTTATCCAATCTTTTTCTACATAATGAAAAGGAAAGAGTTGCTGAAAATTGCCTATTTTAAAATCTTTGTAGTTGTTATAGTAAGTTGGTAGTGTATCTGTCCATGTTTCGCTAATTTTTGTGTCTGGTATATTTTGTATATGGCTTTTCATGTGAACAAATGTAGGTACTGCGTCTATATTTTCCTTGGTACACTGATTTTCTATGCCTAATAGTTGCATAGCAAGTGCAAATGCAACATCGCCACTAAGCCAATCGGGTTTTCCTTGTGGCATATACTTGTAAAACATTCTTTGCCAATGCTGAAATATAATTTCAGTCATTGCAAACAGTTCACTTGCAAGTTCTGACTTTTTAAAGTAAAAAAATGCAGTATAAACGTTAGGTAAATTGTTTGCAACAAAATATTTTCTGTAAAAATTGCTACTTACTACTTCTCCTCGATATGTCCTGACTTTTGTTGTGGCCCAAACATCTCTTTCTGCCATTATGTCCCACCAATAACTTACATCTGTAGGAAAAATCATGTCAGTATCTAAAATTACTGTCTCATCATATGGAGTCATGTAATAATATTTCCATTTGTTATTGATTTTCCAGTCTTCTTTTTCTGCATCATCATTCCATGGTATATCAACAATATAATCAAATACTTTTTTGTGTTTACTCTTAATTAACTCTTTAGTTTCAGCATCAACACATACTGTTAGATTGCTTACAGTCGTCTGTGTTAACTTTAAATTGAGTGCCAGAGCATAGGCCTGCTCTAAATAATCAACAGTACCGTTATTTTGTGCTATAACTATATAACCTCTACTCATTTACTAAATCTTCTTTGTATCCATTTAAACATTGCGTAAATACTTAATCCGTAAAATGCCAACACACTCATTGGTAATGCTATGTAGGCCAATTCCCACGGACTGAGGAATAGTATTTCCCATGTAAAATTTGCAACTGCTTCAGCATCACCTAACGGTTGTAGATCTAATTCGCCAGTCATATCAACACCAGCATCTTCCATCATAACGATAAGTTCATCGTATGATTCTGTGTCTAAGCAGATTTCAAATTCTTCTGGACAATTTCCTTCACCACCGTATTCCATTTTTTACTCCTTTTGATTTGATTCTATTTCATTTATAATTGCATAGGTTATCATTTTATGCAAATTTCTACCAGCATGTCCACTATCTGGAAAATAGATTGTATTCAATGGTTGTAGTAATTCATTCATATCATCTTTAATTTCATCTAAAAATTTAGAAGTTAACAAACCGGTTCTATCTACTTGTAACCAATCTACTGTATTATTTAACTTTCCCTCTAATTCAATTTGCTTCTTATTATCTAAAAATGGTTTATCAATGAGATTACATACTCTATCTATTAAAAATGTTATATTTTTAAATTTATTCCTATATTTTTTATCTGGTAAACTAACATGTCCGCCAATAAGCAACACAGGTACACCTAAATTATTTAATTGTTTTAGAGATCTTTCTGATGAATTATCACAAAGAAGTTGGTATTGTGATTTAGTCATATTAGAAAAATTTCCGTCTTTATTTTTTAATATATGATTTAAAACATCTCTGCCAGGATCAGTCCAAAAAACAACTGCATAATCAAAGGTTTTTTTAAAATTTTCTAAACCCACATGTTCGTAAATATAATCTATTTGGTATAAGTTACTGCCACCTTGAATTGCAAAATTTACTATTTTGCTCTCGGGATACTCAAGGTGTAAGTAGTGCTGGGTGCCAGAATGTGTAGGAAAATTTTTATCACCTACCCAACTCCATTCTCCCCAGGCCCAACTGTCACCTAAGATAGCAATATTATAATTCTTTGTCATGGTGTCTTGCTTCTATTTTTTTATACTTTTCTCTGAGATGTCGCATTTGTGCATAGTAACGTTTTTTAATATTTCTTTTTAAATCTTTAACAAGAGATCTTCTTTTTCTTGCTCTTGCTGACTTCATCATTCTTTCTGCTCGTTGTTTCATAATTTCTCCTCAACGTGTTTCCAGTCTTCTTTAAAAAGACAAAATCTTTCGTGCCCGTCGTCAGTTTTATATACAAACTGCATACCTAAAAGTTCTATCACTTTGCCTTCAAACTTTCCGTTTAGTCGACAGGTATGTTCTATTCTATCGCCTATCTCTGGGTGTTTACGTTTACGCATTATCTATAAACAATTGGTCCTTGTCTCTCCATTCATCTAAATCTACATAATTAACAATCATGATTTTTCTTATACCATTATATTCGGTAGGCGCAAATCCGTGCCATCTATTATTTTCAATTTTAAAAGCAACTCCGCCATTTGGCACCCAATCTAATTTTTTTGCATGTGTATCTTTTGAATGATACAAATCTGTTGCTAAATTTTTTTCGTCTTCTTTGTCTATGTTTAAAATTATAGTTAAATTTTTGCAGGGTAAATCTACATGTACGTCATGAAAGAATGGGTACCTATCATGTATTATTTCTGCCCTCACATAAGTATTGCTTAGATCTGTTTTAAAACATTCTTGAAAATAATCTTTTCTATCAAGCCACTTTGCTAATGGTAAAAATTTATCATCCTTTTCTACTAAATTGTTATTCAAAAACATTCTGTCTTTTATAACATCTCTAAAACCTGTAATTTCGCTGTAGTCAGCATTGTTATTATCTAAACTTTTCAAAATTTCAAAATCTTTGCTCTCAAAAAAATTTTCAAATGTATAATGATGCCAAGGAAATGCGTGTGATCTATACTTCATTGCTATACTCACTTACACATATTTGTTTAGATTTTTTTGCCCATAAAAATTTCTTTAAATATTCGTCTTTAGATTCTTTTACTAAAAGATCTGACAGTCTATTAGAACCATAAGAGCCACAATTAAAAATTAAAATTTTTCTGTCTTCAGTATAACACACATCGTCTATGAAGTCTAAGTTATATAACAAATCTAACGTAAACATTTTTTCTATTTCTTCAGATGATGTGTAGTTTAAGTAAATACCAACACCTTTAAATTCATTAAATGATGGAATGTAAAATTGTGCGTTAGGCAGATTAGGTAATTTTTTTACATTAAAGCCAAATTTATCTTTAAAATATTTACACACAGTTGTATCGATATTATGATTTATATATAATGTAACTCCTGCAGTATATAATTTATAAAGATCGTAATAAGTTTTTATAATAATGTAATCATGTTGATTGCTTTGTTCGTGATGTTCAATATAGTTTTCATTTATAACACGATCTTGTACAACTTCCTCAACCATTACCCGTCTTTCTCTTATAAAACCCTGTGATACAACATTTTTTACTTCTTGATCATTTAAAACAGGAGCATTAAAAAAATCATGAGTATCAAAAATTAAAATATTTTGATCGTATATTTTGTTAAAAACTATTGCATAATATCTAAAAGTGCCAGGGTGTGCATTTATAGTAAAATCATCTTCTCTTTGGCTATACACAGTAAATGCTTGTGGCAAAAAACCGCATCCGTGCAATTTAATATCGTTTATAAGCCATTGTGTTTTAGCAAAATTATAAATTTCTGTTTTAGTTTCGTCTTTATCTAACACGTTCCAAACGTTATTGCTATCCTGCACAATATCTAATTTTATATCTAAGTTTTCAAAAAATACTTCTACCATATTTTTCATTGCAACAAACTCAGGGCCAAAGCCATTAAATTTTGGGTGTGCTAATGCATCACTTAGTGTGATTAATTTCCATCTACTATTTGACATAGTCTAACATCTTATCACTTATTCTATTTATTGCCCATTTATTCATTACATGTAAATCAACTTTTTGCCATTTTGTAAGCATAAAATCCCCAGGCGCTCTTGGTTTTTCTAAATACATAATTATAGTATTATTATCTACTGCACTATGCACATCATCAGTGTCAAAACTTTTGTAAAGAGTAGTGGGCAACTGCGGAATACCTTTATCTACAAAACCAGACATCATATGAGCGGCAATAGAGAAACTGTAATCGTTTCTGTATAGAGTACCTTGCCACTTATATAAATCTCTGTAGTATTGTGGGTTGTTTCTTACATGTTTGACAAGATTAAAGAAACTTTCTACATATTCTGTTTTGCGGAAATAAACCACAGTTGCCCAATACATCGTTACACCCATATCATGTAATCTTGATAAAGTAGGGTCTTTTCTTTCATACATGATATCTTGGTATTTCCAATTCATCATTAATTCGTTATTATGCCCCCAACAATGATTTAGTGTGTCGCTCAAAATCAAATAGTCAACATCTACTAAAATAGTTTCTTCATATGGGGATAATTCATATGCATCACACCTGTTTACATTATAAAAAGGTAAATGCTTTGCTGTATGACTTGTGTCTTTATAAAGCCTTAAATTTTTTTCTTTGAAGTCTTTATCTTTTTCAACAACAATCAAATTGTTTATTGCTTTTTTTATAAATCTTTTGCCTAATGTTTTTTCACCTTGCTTTAAACTGTGGGGATCAGTAACTACTGTAATGTTTTTTACACCTGTGTTTTTTTGTATTAATAATGCATTTACTACAGCCAGACGAAAATAGTCTATCTCACTATTGTTGTGAGCAAACATTAAGAAGCCTTTGTTATTTTCCTTTTTCATTTAGGTCTAAAATTTTATGTACTTTTCTTGCTTTACGAATTTTTTCATATTCTGCGTAGTACTCGTTTGTAACTTCAAAATATCTACTGCTTATTTCATCGTAAAAATTTTCTATATCTACTTTAATTGGATTTTCATAGATATCAAGTAGCACAACTTCTTCGTGACCTTCATCAATTAGTTGTTTACAAAATGTTAGTAATGGAATATCAATGGTAAATGAACCACCATTAATGCTGTAACTTAATAAACTTTGTGTCTTTGCTTTGAGTTGTGCTTTTTGGTTGTTTAATGTTGTACGATAATTAGCAAACTCGAGTGCTTTTGTCAAACGTGTACTCATACTACTATTTATAGGCCAAAAAAAAGCCAGTTACTGCGAACTGGCTTTTAATCTCGAGACAAGATTTTTTATGATCCTGTTATGTTACCCATTGATACTGTAATAGTTGGAAATGTAAAACCAGAGCCTGATGCGTCTGGTGATTTTAATCTTGAATTCAATGTCATTGTTCCATCAATAAAATCGTTACCAAATCCTTCATCACCTGTACTTGCAATACCATCAGGTCCCAATGCACCGGCACCTTCCGCGTGTGGGTCTGACCATGTTGCTTTACATGTAATTACTGTTGGGTTTGATGTTGAATTTACTTTTGCTTGAAGTTTAAAGAAATTAGAAGCATAAGCACCTGAGCCAAACTTTGTAAATACATCTTGGTAAGTTGTTGCTAATTCATAAAATCCGATACCTGAAGCAGATCCTGAACTACCAATACCTGTATTGTAAATTACCAAAGCATCGCCCATTGCACTTAAAGTATTGGTCCAGTTTGTATTTTGCGTAGTTGAACTACCTCCAGATCTGGAAGAACTAAATCCTATTCCGCCACCTGCGTTAAAAAATCTTCTGCAGTCTCCTTCGTTAGAGAAAGTAAAGGTAGTTTCTTGTGTTAGACTTGTATTCCATGAACTGGTATAAGTCTTACTTGAATCTGTTGAAGAAGTTGTAGATGCTGGTGTAAATCTATTATCCCAGCAATCTTTGATGTTTAGCATGGTATTATTCCATGTTTCTGCAGTGATACTGTCTCCTGCACTTACATCAGTGCCTACACCTGTTCTTACTGTTTGTCCTAAAAATGCACAGAGAGCCTGTACATCATCTTGTAATCTTTTAAATCCGCCGTCTGCATGGTCGGCTCTAACTAAACTGCCAGCACTTGCGGCGTTTACACCTACTCCGCCTTGTCCGTAACCGTATGCTGTATTATATGTAAAACTACTACCGCCTGAAAGTGTAGCATCTGCGGCCCCACTCATCATAAGATTCACATTTGTTCGTGCGTTATTGAAATCGCCGTCTTCTATATTATCAGTACTCGCGACAACCTGTGTCATATTGGTTCCGCCGTCTATTGTAACTGAACTTCCTGATGCCATGCTATCTCCTAATTATATTACTATTTACCTATTTAACACCGATGACTGCTTCAATGACCCCAGCATCGCCGTCTTCTTTATCTTCTAAGGCTCTACCTATAACTGCTCTTGCGTCGTAATCATCTTCGCCTAATGCCCAAGCAACACCTGGGACATCACTGGATATAAGTCTTTCACCTTTTTTAACTTTTCCTATAACATTTACAGGGACTCTACCTGTGAGTGCTACTGGTAAACCTTCAGCATCTTTGTTCATTAAATATGCTGGGTTTGTAGATATAACTCCAAATACGTCTATGTCTGCATGACTATTTGTTTGTGTAATTTCTTTTTCGCCACCTAACTTAACAACTGTGCCTGGCCCATAGTCTGCATCTGCAACATATATTTCTGCCAGGTCAGCATAGTGAGCCGACGTTGCTATACCATTAAAGTATGTTGCATAAACATTACCTGCGCCGTCTCTGGCTACAACTTTACTTGCAGTTGCAGTAGTTGTTGCATCAACATCAATATCGTTTGCATTTACGTTAATATAACTTCCTGCACCTACATTAAATGTTCTATCTGCGGCAAGTGTGCCGCCGCCTGTTAAACCTGAACCTGCAATCATTTGCGTTGTGGTTAAAGGAATAGTTTGGAAACTTAAATTATTATTTCCGTCTGTTAAAATTGCAGTATTTGCCGCGGCAGTACCACTTACAGGCATATTATATGTATTAACTACAATGTTACCTGCGGCTGTAATATTACTTGCGTAGAAATTTTCAACTGGTGAAGAACTTGTACCTAAATTTTGTACACCTGCACCAAATGTAACATTTCCTGTAAAATCTGCATTTGTAAAATATGCTTGACCAAATCTTTTTGTTGTGCTACCTAATTGTACAGTACCATTTCCTGTTGGTGTAATACTACCTGTTGAAGCACCTGAATCACCAATTGTGATTCCTGAGATAAATGCACTTTGGAAAACTTTTGAACTGCTACCAATGTCATTTGCATTGTCTGATGCTGGTATTAAGTTTTCTGTATTATTAAATAAATGATTTGAATCAGTTGCGTCTGCTGTATAAGTTACACCTTGTGAATCGTGATAAAGTGAATTTGCGGTTGTGGCCAACGTTGCCAAATCTGCAAGAGCAACTGATGCCTGCGTATATTCACTTCTTAAATTAATACCTTTAACAATACTAACACCAATACCATTTGTACTACTTAACTCTGAATAGTAATTAACTAATTGACCTTCTGATTCTGATGTTTGGTTACCAACTGTGAAAGCATCATTTGAAAATATTGCCATGATAGTTTCATTAGTATTAAGGTTAGGATGAGATGTTGCACCTTGATAATTTGAATTTGTACTATCATTTACATGAACAAGTGCAGTAACGGCTCGAGGAACACCGGAACTGTCTTTCAAGTAAATTGTTTTAATTTTTGTACCGTAACTATTTTGAGGCTCACCTATTTGTGTATAACTTGAAAATGCAGAACTTACTTCACCACCATAGTTACTAAGTCTAAATGCAGAACCATCGTAGTAATATTCTTGATTGTTTTTTGAATTGAAATATTTTGTACCAGTTGCCAAACTTGTTGTTGGTGCTGATGCAAGTTTAGGTACATCAATTCTTTTAAATACTGAACCATTCCAAATTTTTAAAATGTTTTCGCTTTTGTCATACCATAATTGACCGGTAAGTTTAGTTCCAGGACTTGGTGCAGTTTCACTTGCAAAATTTTCCAATAGCCTAATTGCATTTTTGGCAATGCTTGGACCATAATTACTGGCATTTTGTCCAATTAAGTCTACAGAATAAGTGCTTGAATCTATAACTGAATCAGATATAGTTATTGCTACCGAGCCGTCTGTATTTGTTATACTATAAGCCATCTTTTATCCTCTATTAACTCAGTTGAACCCTTACGGTGTATATTACTTCTATAACTCTATTTAGTGATTTTTGCACTGGGTGAAATATCACATGTGTTAACATATTACTGCTCTCTATAGGATCGCTCCCATCCGTTGGTGACGGAGTGGAAGGATAACTAAACAATGAAAGTTCATCAAATATATAATCTCCTTCGTTTGTTGTACTTGAATCAAACAATTCTTGATCGCTTGGTTCGTTGTATCCTAATGTACATGTAATTTTTAAATCTGTGTATGTTGCGCCTGTAATCACTTCAACTTTATCAGTATCAGTATTTAAACCTACTATTTTTTTAAAGGTTCTACTATATAAATTTGCCGACGATTCGAATGCTTCGGATACTCGTGGTGTTTTATATACAATTTTTCCTGTTGTATCAACACTTGTTCCGCCATTACCGAAAGCCATGTAATAAATTCTTGCTTCGCTGACATTGTTTAATGCCTGCCCAACAATTCTTGCCATGTTTCCATAGTGAATAGCATTTCTTTTATTGATAATTTCTTCGCCAGTTTCTTTATCCTTTATTAGGATATGTCCACTCATATTCAGACCAAGTTTATCGTCTGGTTTGTGTTCTGTATCGCTACTATTCATTTTTTTATCTTCGTCGTTCATAATTACTATTTATCATATTTATTAAATTAGCATTTTATTAAAGATTATGTAAGAACTTCATAATGCTACTTGCATCACTTACGTTTGCATTTCCTTTATCTGCTAAACTTACTGCACCAGTATCTAACCAAACATTTGAGTCTGGTTCAAACACATCTACAGTATTTCCTGGTATTTTTTTAGTAAACACGTGATCAGCAGTTCCATCGAATACTTCAACAGTAACTGGATCTCCTGTTTCAGGGTCTACTGCATACCAATTTTGTATTGTTGTACCTTTAGTACCTCTACTTAATTCTTTTAATTGGCTACCTACTTTTCTTTCATATTCTATACGTTCTGTGCCTACCCAAACAACACCTGGTGTACCTGGAATTGGATCTGGTAGTTTAGAAACGTCATCAACAGTTATTGCATCTGAATATGTATAGAAGTTTGCTGTTATTCTTGTATTGGCACTACCGTCTTGAAGCATTCTCATATATTCAGTTTTACCAAATAAATCCATGGTAATTTGATGCTTAACTGTTGATGCGTTAGATGAAACTACGTTTGCACTTACGTTGCCTGATTCGTAAGCATTAGTTGTAACTCTAAAAATTAATGTTTCATAAGGATCAAACAATGCAAGTTCTTCTGGTCTTTCTTCGCCATATAAAACTCTTTGGAATGTTACACCATCAAATCCTTCTGTTAATTGATCGTCGACTATGTAAGTAGGCTCTGCTGTAAAGTCACCAATAAAGTTTTTAACAGTGATCTTTGGATCGTATCCTACTGATGCATATTTGCCGCTATCAAAACCAAACTGTTGTTGATATGTCATGGTGCCATCTGTTCCACTAACAACCTTAGAGAATACATCGCCGTCAATTAATGTACCGCCAAAGTCACCGTCTGATCTTGTTTTCAGCATAGATAATGTTGTGCTTAACCCGCCTTCGTCAATCACTGTGGTAATATTTGCAACACTACCTACAATATTTGAATTAGTACCTGCATCAGCAACATTGTAATAATTATTTAAGTCTAATACAAATTGATCACGCACTCCGGTGTTATATTTAAATACTCTGTCTACGTTTCTAACGTAAGTGTTTGCACTTACTTCTGCATTACTTTGTGCTGTTAGTGAAACTAAATTCTTTGCAATAGATGTATTAATAGTTTCTTTTGTAGGATCAAATGTGTAAGCATACGGTTCCCAATGCGTTCTATCAAATGTTAATGTTGTTTTATTTTTTCTTATAGGTGAAGCATTGCCAAACACATTACTGAAATTAAAGTAATTAATATACGCATTATCCTGTTGCATAATGTTAGAATCTGTTTGTAAGAAATCATTAAGTATTCTTACTGTACCTGTATTAGGGTCAGCATATGGCGGCTTATCAAAGTCAGCAAGACTGTTTGTCCCTATGTATTCTATTGGCGACTTCTTACCATCTTTGTAATCTCTTACTTTTGATGTGTATGGTTTTACTTCATCAAAATAATCAGTAACTTTTTCAAAGTTATCTAATTTAAATCCTTTAAACTGTATTAGATCTTCCTCTTCTTTTTCTATGTAAACATAACTTGATTTAAATGCCCAATCTAATTGCTCCTGCTCGTACACAGCATATTTTGTTAGTAAGAAGAATAATTTGTTCCATGATTCAGTGTTTACAAACACATTATCTATTAAAGCATTGATTAACAATCTTAATTCATTAGCCATTGTTAAATTATTATCGTCTGTAAATACAGTATCTTTTAATTTGATAGTTTCGTTTTGTATTGCTATTCTTTCAAAGTCATCATCTGATGCAATATACTTCCACAATTCAAATCTTGTATTTTTATTTGGTAGTACCTGTACTATAGAATCATTAGGAATGCCTCTGAGTTTTTTCAACTCGTTTGCACTTCCTACCTGATAAACTGGCTTAGATGTGTCGTCATATCTAACTTTAGAATTATCAAAATTGTTTATTCTATCTACTGCATACCAGTTTACAGTTTCAATATAAGTTTTAGTTGCTGGTAATGTTTTATCCCAACCTGGATAACTACTATTAAGTTTGATATCTGCAAGTATTTCGTTGATGCCTTTAACAAACATTCTTCTTGCTTCTTTTACATCTTTGAACATGCTTTGTCTTGGTCTAAATTTAATACCATATGCTTCTACTTCGCTTAAAAGTGGGTCTGGGACCACCTGCCCTGCTTTGTTGTAGCCAATCAAACTATCAATCATTTTTAATGTTAAGTCATCTGGTATAATACTATTGTTGTCATTTTCCCTCAACAATTTCCAAGATACATGTTTACTACCTGTTGGATTAAGATTTCTGCTTAAATTAATTTGCAAATGATGTTCGTCGTCTCTTATGATTTGGCTTACATTATGTAATACAAATGCATCATTACTCACATAACTAATCATAGGCAAGCCTAATCCAATTGGATTTGCAAGATTTCTTGCTAATGTAAGAGTATCATATTTTCTATCAAGTTTTATTGCTACTTCGTTATCTAATACAGTTTTGTTATGTACCCAATAATAGTAACAATTTTCATATGTATTTGAAATTGGATCTAATATTCTTTCTACAATAAATTGATTTGCAGATCGAGGAGTTCCTGTGCCGTCGTATGCTTGTGGTAATTTTTTACTCTTTACCCATTCGTATAAAACAATAGAACTTCCAGGGAATGGTCTGCCCCAATTTAGCCAACGTTGTCTATTTGTTCCTTGTTCATACCATTGATATGAAACTCTTGATGTGTCCCACCATACCATACCAACATGATTTGAGCCAAAATTTGCTTTTGCAGAATTATAAACTACAGGATCGTTATCGCTAATAAATGTAATTTCTTTTTCTATAAAGCCTGGAATAATACCTTTGAACGGATCATATTCATATAAATCAAATTCTCTGTTACCTGAATCAGCATCATACAGCATTGCATTTCTAACAAATTTACTATCTACTAAAGGTTCTTGTTGATATTTTACTACACCTTTTTCTAAATATGCCCAACCATTGCTATTATAATCGTCAATCCAAATTTTATCGAAATCACTAATTGCAACATTAGATGACTGTCCATTTACTAATGATGTAACATTTCCTCCATTGTTATCATCAAATCTCACACTTTCAAAAACTAATACATCACATTCTTGCTGTAGTTGAGGCATAGAAACAGGCTCGCCAAAATTATTTCTTAATTCATATTGATACAAGTCAGTAACAAATGACACATTTCCGTCACCAAAAATACTACCTGGATCTTGCCCGTTGCCTGTCTTGGTTAATAAATCTATTCCACCGATAGGTCCAATGCTTTCTACACAAGAAATTTCTACTACTGTAGGTTCTGGCTGAGCAAGTATCTCTACACCTGTTTCTGAATCTGAAAGTGCAGAGCCTTGTGCTGATGCAGTTATTCTTGTTGCTTCTGGATCATTCTTTTCTACAAGATTAGCAACCATACACAGCATATCAACATTGTAAGTTCCAATTGGTATTCCTAATTTATCTAAGAAGCCTGGAGTTGTTTCGTCAATTATAATACCATCGAATCCAGGCATTGTAGGACCAAAGTATCCTACATCAGGGTTGATATCATCATAATCAAAACGTATATCGTTAGGATCGTATCCTGCGTTTTCTAATGCTCTGTTAAAACATGCTGTTAAATCTTCTGGTACATTTACTTCAGTTACTCTATCAGGTAAGCCTAACGTACTCTTAGCATCACCTTTTTCACTGCAATCAGGAATTTCTCTGGCTGTTAAGAATACTCTTGCACCAGTACCACCTCCATAACCACCTCTTAGAGGATCGTATCCTTTATCGAATGAAGGTACAAAACCTGCTCCATCGTCAGCAACCTCTTTAGATGCTGAAGGCAATTCTTCCATATCGTTTAATGGATTGAATTGACCTAAGCCTGTTCCTTGCGTGAATGATCCTTCTATAAGATCTCCGTTTTCATCATTGAATGATCCTGTTTCGTCTCCAATGTTTACTACGTCATATTCTAAAGGTACACCTTGTGTTAAATCTGCTGGGAATACTTTATATACACCTCTATCAATTACTCTAAGTGCTAAAATTTTTCCTTTAGTGTCGACTTGTTCTACTTCAAATTTAGCAACTCTGGCTGGTACGCCTCTGTCAGTAGGTGAGCCTACTGTTGCTGTTGCAGATGCATTTACAAAATTAGAATTTTGATTGTTGTCTCCGGTGTTTCTTTGTATAATTGTAACTTTAGGCGGATTTGCTTTATCGTACCCAACACCTGGTTTTGTGAGTATAATACTTTCTATACCACCTCTGTCGTTTGTTCTAACAATGGCACCACCGGCTCCTCTACCTGGGGTAGTCCCGTCACCTATAACAACTTCAATAAACGGTTTTCTTTGACCGTTTTCGTCTACATCAAAGAAGCCGTTAACATAACCTGCTCCTGGATTTGTAATACAAATTTCAGATATGCCGCCATATGGATCTGCTACTGGTGTTCCGCCTACCAGTCTTAATCTGTCACCTACTTTATACCCACTACCACCAGTTTCTGTTGATTTACTGGAAAGTATTGCTCCGTTTGTAGTGCTTGGATTACCTCCAGAACCACTAAATGTGCCTGTTGCTGTGCCTTCTGCATTGTATAAAGTATATGATGCAGTAGGTGTCACAGGCGATACTATTGTGCTTGAACTTGAGTCACCGTCATAGGCCGCGTAACCGCCATAACCTGTTGTTGCTGGCAATACAGCAGTATTACTGGTTTCTACTTGAGTAAATCCTCTTACTATATGGAAGTCAAGTACTTCTTTGTATGTGCCTCCACGACATCCTTCTCTGATAGTTAGAGGTGCATTTGTACAACTACTGATTCTAATTGCTTTTTCGCCTTCAAGCCAAGTGTCTGAAACTTCGTAATTATTACCAGTAGCACAATTTTTTATAGCCGCTTCTATTTGCTGTGGACTTGTACCGTTAAATGTAATTGTTTGTCCATTAATTACAATACCGTCTCCCTCTTTGACTCCAATTAAATCTTCTATTTTAATTGTAGTTGCTGGAGTAGGCCTTGTAATCATACATACAGCAGGTTGCTGTGGAATTTTTCCTTTTATTGGTTGTATAATAACACCCGGCTCAAAGTTGTACGCAACTTCTGGATCTAAAACACCGTCTACTTCTTCTGGTGGATCAAGTGTTACAGGTTCTCTGTCTACTACATCAAATATCACTTGCCCTTCTGGCGGTAAGCCATACTCAACATCTATGTTATTTGTTGTGGTTGACAAATCATAACCATCGTTTATAATGTTTTTAATTACTCTGCCATTTACATCTATACCAATTGAAATACTTCTTGGATCTACAAGTACAGTACCTGCTCTGATTAATCCTCTTGGACCAGAGCCAAAGAAATTGCTGTACATTTGATAATCAACTGTAGGTCCATTTAGCGGATTTGGTGTAACAGGTATTCTGGACTGTAATGGTTGTGCTAAAGGCACAACTTTACCACCAGTAATTTTTTGTACTGTGGTGTTTACATATCTGCCACTTGATAATTCTTTGTACTTGCCAAATTTGTTGTTGTAAACATTTTTTATAGTTTTCTTGCCTACACTACCATCTGGTAAAATATAATCTTGTCCTTTTGCACCCTGCTTAAATCTTTGTGGAATCATGATATGGCCAGTCATATCTGGTTGTCCAAATGCAGAATAGTTTCCTATCGATCTAAACTGTTTGTTTAAGCCTTTTGGCAAGGCTATTAGATCATTTGGTCCTGGTAAATTTGGAACATGTGGCATAGGTAGTTGTGGGAAATGTCTGTGAGGTCCACCAATGGCTCTGCCAAAGCCTCCTACGGTACCCAATAAGTTATTAAAGTGATTGCCTACACCTACACCACCACTGCCGCCACCGCCTGTGGTGGTTGGAGTACCCGCTGGTGGTACCATTGGCGTAGTCGGTAAATTACTTGTTTGACTGTTTACAGAAGTTGTTACTCGAGTAACTTCAAATACTCCTGGTATTTGCCCGAGGAAACTAACAGAAGTAACACTAAATCGATCGCCTACTCTGTAATCTTGGCCACCATCTACTATAGTTATTCCGCTATTGGTTATTTGACCATTTGTTGTTACTATGTCAAAGTCAGCACCAGAACCGGTGGTGCCTGAATAAGAGACACTGGCTGGATTTACTCCACTTAAAATTGCTCGGCCTGGTGTAATAACATTAATAGCCAATATTGTTCCTGTAATAGGTGGTGGATTATTGTTACCGCCTCCTGAATTAGTGCCTCCCGTGCCGCTTGAACCTCCACCATTGTTAGAGCCACTGTTGTTGCCACCATTATTTGCGCCACTGCCACTGCTGTTGTTAGTGCTATCGCTACCTTCCTGTGTGCCACCGCCTGGGTTATGAGGCGGTACTGTACAATCTTGATTTGGTTCTGGATTTGCTGGCGGATCTTCTGCTGGTATAAATTTAGGCATGTCAACAAACATTCTGTAAACACTACTTGGTTTTTTAACATCTATTCTGATATATTTGTTAACCGCTGGATCTACGTCAACGTACAGCACTCCACAATGTTTGATTCCACATCTTTTGCCAAATATTGTAACTGCATTAGTATCATATTCAAAGTCTTTAACAGATGCCGATGTTGGATAGTTACCCCAATTTCCTGGACCACCTGCATAGTTGGACCAAGGTCCGCGGCCAGGTATGTTTGGAGGCACATTATTAAATGGTGGTGTACCTCCGGCTGATCTGTTTGTAACTCTTACTGTACCCGATACTAAATCTGTTTTGTCTGCCGCGGATGCCAATTGAGGTCTAATTGAACCTATGCCCTGTCCAGTCCAACCCATTGGTGTACCTGCATGTGGGTAATTAGTATTCGGACTATCATGTCCACTGATGTACATTCCGTCTGTGCCACTGTACATATCAAACACAATTTTCATTGTGCCAGCGGCTTTGACTTCAAAATGCCAACTATCAGTGTCGCCATTATGTCCTGTTTTGCCGGCTGTGGTAGACTCTCGTATATATGTTCTTGTTACATTTTGATCTATAGGTGGGTTACCAGTGCCTCCTGATGATTGTAACGGCGTTGGGCCAAAGGGTGATATTTTTCCATCTTGTGCTGACAAATGATATTCTATTGAGTTCCAGTAGTTACCGCCGCCCTTGGTCTGTGCATATAATGTAATTTGTGCACCTGCTTCGGTTACTTCCACTTTGATTCTACGATGATCCTTAATTATACTGGTGGTATTAACATTATGGCCTAACTTAGTTCCTTGTGTTGTTGCAGTTGTGCCTGCCCCAGATAGGTTATCATAAATTATAGATTTATTATCGGAGGAACTCACCCTTACATAAGTTTGCTCGAAGCCGCTACTGCCATTATTACCGTGTCCGTATTCAAGTGCATGTACATAGAAAACACCAGTTTTATTAATTGTTATAGTCTGGTTAATATAATTTGTAGTACCATTGTCACTCCATGTTCTGGCTCCTAAGAAACCTCTTCGATTAATTCCTGCTGAACCATCTGTTCCTCCAGTTTGGCTAAATGACGAAGGATTTTCTCCAGTTATAGTATAATAACCAGAATATTTACTGGTCCATTTTCTGTTTCCTTTACCAGTACCATTAATACTGTTTACTGTTGCTGAACCACCCCATGCTTCTGGTTTATCTGGTGGTTGATTTACATAACCGCCAGGTCCAGGTGCATTACCACCTCCTACATCTGGTACAGGCACACATGCTTTAGCAGTACAATTATCTCTTGTAACAAAACTCATGCCAATTGTTGGATCAATTACTGGTGCACCACTGCCTGAACTACTTGTGCCACTGCCTGAACCACCGCTTGTAGATGTACCACCACCGTCACCGCCTGTGGCTGTACTACCTCCTCCGCCACCGGAGTTACCTCCTCCGCCACCAGAGCCGCCTGAACCGCCTGAACCGCCACCGCCACCGCCGTTTCCGGTTCCTGTGCCATTACTGTTACCACCATTACCATTATTGTTAGTTGATGTAGTTACAGGAGTAATTAACGGAATTTGAACGTTATGTAGGTTGAGTCCTAAGAAGTTAGTTGCGCCAAAACCGTTTCCAATGTTAAAGGTCGACATCATGTCTGCTATAGATGTACTTTGGCTGTAATCTATATTGTATGTTGTGGTTTTTCCAGTTTTAGGATCAGTGTATGAGAACTGCGAAGTTTGAGTTCCGCCACTATTTGTTGTAATGGAAGTAGGTTGTTGCGCCGCTGTTGCAGTTGGTAATGCAGAACCTCCTGGTATTCCACTAACTCCTGTACTAAAGTTAGTAGCAAGGTTGTTTACAATGGCATCTTTCTTAAATCCTTTTTTGCGAATCTTTGTTAATGGTATTTTCATACCACCAGTGATAATTGCATTTTGTTTTAAGTTTTCTGGTAAATTAACACCTGTAACATAAGGTGATTTATTCACTCCGCGTTGTTGCATTGCAGGATTCAGTTTCTTCAACATTGGGAATCTAATAGACATTTGATCGCTTGTGATAAATCCTCTTCTCAAATCCATCTGCCTATTGAAACTTTCTACCACTGCTTCTTCTGAATTCATGTTATCAAGTGCCACAGTAGCACCATTCAATGTAACTTTGTTATGATCAATACTTGTTACTACTGCATCAGCAGTTGTATTTGCTTCGTAAGTGTATGCAAAAGCATTATCAATAAAAATAGTATTTGCATCTACACCAGACACTTTATACACTTGGTTATATGTTCTCGGTTCCATTAAATGCACAGCAACACGTTTACCTGCGTAAGCGGCATTTATTCCATGTCCTGGTGCTGTGATTTCTATACCTTTAGTAATTACATTACCTGTAACATCGTATCCAGACACATAAGGCTTGTTAATAACTATTGTGTTGCTTGACGCAGATCTCACATAATAATAACCTGAAAGAAATTCGTTTGCAATAATTTTAACCATTCCACCTGTGCCAACACCATGGTCACCAGTTGTAGTAATTTCTGTTCTACCGTGCCAACCAAAACTGGCGTTTGCAAGTGTAATATTTGATGTAACATTTGCCTGCTCAATTGTGAATGATATGTCTGTAACATTACTCACTGTATGAGTTTGCCCATGCAAATTGGCGTTGTCAACAAGTGTAAAGCCAGACACATTCCAAATACTGGTGTTAGAAGTATCAATCATTTCTCCTTCATCAATAAAGAATGATTCTGAGTTTACAGTAAATGAATTGTTAGCGGCATCAACGGAAGAAATTAAAAATGATGCATTAGAAAATTCTGAGTTAGCAACGGTATTCAGTCTTATAGTTTTATCGACTGCAACTAAATTAGCACCATGTAAATTAATATTTGCTACACTAAAATTAAGTTCACCTGTTTTAATTCTTGTAAATGTTACACTGGTATTACTTGCTGGTAAAACATTTGCTGGTAACACAAGATTTGCACTATTAATAATAGCACTTGCATTTGCATTAGCAACCATTATATTACTTTCTATTTGTTGTAAATCTATCACAGCAGAGTTACCAGTGTACTTGACTTGATAATATTCTAAATCATCATTGGCACTAAATGTTAATGTTCTGGACGACTCGGAACTATTATTCATTGTAGTAACCACAGTATCGTCTGTAGTATATGCTGTAGAAACAACATTGAAATCGTATTCAGTTATTGTGCTGTCGTACATGGTGACTGTGTCACCTTCTAACATTCCTTCGGTACCTGATGGAGCAGAAACAAACACTATAGAATTTGCATCTGCTTGTGTTATCTCTGCGCCTCTAAAATGAGCAATGTATGGTTGTACATTTGATATTGCAAATACTGAATTTGCTTGTGGGCCGATAGAAGTAACATTTGCTTCTATCATGTTTACACCGCCCCAATCTGCAATTCTTATTGCTTTTTTGTTAACAATTTGCTCGTTAGTCCAAATAACAAAATCGTCTGAAATATCAGTGTTTTTGATTGCTAATCGATAATCTAAATATCTACTTAAATCTGTTTCTTGTAATTGGTTGCTATCTACATAATTAAACAAACTGTAATCTGTGTATAGATAACTTGTTGCTTCGCCACCACCTTGCTCTACAAATGCTATGTTAGTACTTGCTGGTTCTAATTTATAAACATTCCAATCTCTGTTTTCGCTCTTAGCAACTTGTACGTGATCATTTGCAATCGGTTTGAACTGTATATTATCGCCAAATAATTCTGAGATATCTGCAACACTAAATGCTTGATAATCAACATTTGCTTTGTTTACATATCCTGCATTTGGTATAGGATTATATTTTTTATCTGTAACACCTTTAAAACTTACATTGCTTGTTGTTGGCCATAGGTTACTTTCTCTGACACCCTCTGGTTTCTTCAAAAATCTTGATGTATCGTCAATGTCAATTAATATTACTTCGTCATCTTTAGCATCTGCTGTAATTTCGTAAATACGTTTTTCACCTTTTACAATACCAATAGAGTCGTTTGTTCTTACTTTGATGTTTACATTGGACCCTGGTAAATCACCTTTGTATGAGTCTATAAAATCAATAGTTGCTTTTTCAACAACGTATATGTTTGCACCAGGTTGTATTCTACCTTCTGGTAGTTTTCCAACATCAGTAAATGTAATTGCAGTAGTATTAGCAGTATAATAATCTTCATGGTTAACAACTTGCTCGCCGTCTATAAACACATCTATAAATTCATTTACACCATTTATAGTTGTAGTGTTTAAACTATTAGCAGTAGTGCTATTTGATAAAATACCTGTATTAAGATTAATCACATACGTTGTATTACCTGATATAAATGTTGGATTATTAATCTGCCATCTATCACCAACATCAAATACATAATTAGAATTTGCTATAGGTGTGCCGTCTACTGACACAGTAATATTTGCAAGTTCGGTTATGCCTGTTCCTGCAGGTGTATTGCCAGCAACTTCAAAAGCATATCGTTGTCGTGGTTGATAATTAAATGCATTGCTTGTTAATGACATATTTCCAGAGGATTGATCATCGCTTACATTTGTAGCAGTAAAGTTTTTATTAGCAATGAAAACTACATTAGTACTGGTGTCGTAGATTGTTTCGCCTTTTTGTATAGACAAATTTGCAGTATGGGTATGATCTATAAATTGCAAATTTGATAAGGTAGCATTACCGTTGTCATCAACTATGGTAAAGTCCGAACCTACAATTTTTACGCCTTTGTTTACTTTGTAAGTTGCAGGTTGTCCATTACCGCTGTTACCAGGATCTGCTGTATCATTGAGTATCAACGATGCTGTGATATTAGCATTAATGTTTGCATCTAAATTAATTAATGTTACAATGTTTGCAACATCGGTAATACTGCCTAAATTTATTGTGGCAGTATTGCTGTTTAATTCGTTTGTAATAGTAATATTACCTAAGTTGGTAATATTTGCATTGCCCACATAACTTGAATTAATTGCATTGTTACCTGCAAAAAACTGCTCATCAGTAATTGGCAAAGACGACTTTGCGTCAGTGCTTGTTAATGTAGTGCTTTCATTTGACACAAACACATTACTTAAGACCACAGTAACAGAAACGTCATCATACCCACTGCCTTCTTCAGTGACAGTAATAGTATCTAACAATCCATTGGTGTCTAAAGCCGCTATTGCTTTTGCTTGGACACCTGTTACTAAACTTGGTTCTGTTATTTCAATTTCAGGCACATTAAAGTATTTGTGTCTTTTTTCTAATACTGAAATAGTATCTATTGTACCTGTTGTATCTTCAGGGAAAGCAAGAGTAATAAGTTGTGGATCTTGTACAATATCTTGTTTTTCAATTTTTAATTCTATTGCTTGATCATTTTGTGTATCACCAAACTCGCCTGCCTTAAACGCCCACTCATCGTAGACCTCCATTGAACCTTGCACAATAGAATTACTTCTTCCTATTCTACTAAGACTTTCAGCAGTACCTTTGCTTTGTATCATTCCTTTATAGAAATCAAACTGCTGGTCATCGTTAATATCTAATTCGTTTAAGAAATCTCTCTCATTGTATCCAAATTGTTGTCTTGATTTTTCATAGATTTGTTTATCAACTGGCACAAATCCTAATTCATAATATCTTCCAGATGTTTCAACTAAGTTATCTAAGTTAGGTATCAGTTCGTCATTGTTGATAATGAAACCTTCACTTAGGAATCTACCATCCCAATTTGCAGTCCTACTTCCTTTAATTTTTAATCTTTCGTGTTTCTGATCTAAGAAAGGATCAAAAATGGTATCATTGAATTCTGTAATGTTTTCAATTGCCATTGCATGTTCAGTTTCTCTGGTAAACAATGTAATGCCATAAACATCTACTCCTGTAGGAGGTATTATTTCTAATTGATTATTTTCTCTGAGTATGTCGCAATCTTTAGGATTTATAGATTTACCTTCTCGATCAACAATGTTAAATTGACTGTTTGTTATTTTCTTAATTTCTGCTGTGTATCCTATAGGCGGAATAAATCTAACTTTGCTTGCCATAGGTGATAGTTCAATAGTGTTTCCTACTTCCCATTTACCTGTTGTCCAAAATAAGAAAGACTCACCGGCAAATCTCCAATCAGAAGCACGTGATAAACCTACTTCTGCAACATTAAAATTATATCCTTGTAAAGTTTGATACCTGCCTAAACTAATTAAAAAGTCAAATACATCTTCTATATCAGTGTATTCATGATTGTAATAAACTCTTTTTATAACTCCTGTAGTTTCTTGATAAAATGTTCCTTGTGCAGATTTTATTGTAGGCAGTCCTCTGAGTTTTGTCCAAAAACCAAAATTAAAGGAATTACTGCTTGGTACAAATTCTTTAGCAGTATAGAACAGATCTTTGTATTTTACTATTGTGCCTTTTTCATATGTTCTATCAATTGCCCAATCAATGTACTCTACTTTTTCGCCGCCTACTTGAACACGTTCTCGACCTTTAGTTGTGTCGCTTTCGAGAATGTTAAAGTAGCCTAAATCTTTGTCATATCCTTTTACAATGTAACCTGTTGATGACTTTTCTATAATTACACCACTGTAACTGTTTCTTGATTTGTGTGGTGAGTTATGTACAATAACATCAATGTCGTTGCTTGGCAATATTAAATTTTTGCTCTGGCCTGTAGTAGAGAACTGATCTAAACTTACAGTCATAGTGTCTTTGTCTATAAAACCAGCAAACCTGTGTCCTAATTTCATATTAAGATTATCGAGGTTAACAACAAAGGTAGTATTAATATCTAAGTTTTGATGTTTTAAGAAACTGTTTATAAATGTTGTGTAACCAGTTGTTGCAATATCGCCATTTGCATTTTTACTTCCGTGAATTGGGAAATCTGTTCTATCTTTGTAGTTCCATGCTTTTTTAGTTAACTTACTGTTATATTTGTATGCATTTGCAACTGGCTTTGTAATATTATCAGGGTTTGCAAATACTGTAGCAAACTTACCTGGGTTACTTAAAAACAATGCTTCTGTAATAGCAAATGGATATTGTTCTGACGAACGCCATGCATTTTCAACTGGTGCGTTATCACCAAACTGCCATTCGTCGCTGACGTTTGTAGTTTTACTAAATGTTGTAACAGACACAGATTTGTTTGCTAATGTGGCTGTACTGCTAACATTACTTTCGTGATTTGAGTTGTTAGTTAAATCATTTGTTACAGCAAAGTAACTGTTTTTGTACGATACATTTGATCCGCCAAAGGATGTTGTTCCTCCGCCTACTGCGTAAGGGAACATTGGCTTACCTCGACTGTCTATTGTTGTAACATAAAATCTTATTGGATTAGTAGGCGATTCAGGAGTAACACCATATCTATGATTATACTTTCCTGCATAACCGTTATCGGCCGCTTTGGCTGGATTGTACTGATAATCTTCTACAAATACCCCTGTGTGATTCCCTCCAGGCCCTGAACCTCTTGCTCCAGGTTTAATTTCAAAACTACTTTTTATATTTGTAATTGTGTTATTTTGTACTTGTCCGTTTGCATAATATAATGTGTATCCATATGGACCATATATCGGTAATCCATCAAATGCCCAACCAATTATACCAGAGTGTGTCGACGAATCTCCCCATGATGATGTATTTGCAAAATCACTATGTGGAACTGTGGTTGTGATAATACCATCTGTAGTTGTTTCTGCAATAATACCGTTGCCTCTACTACCTGCTTTTTGATAGCCTATATCGTAATGCCATGTGTTTTCGTTATTGTAACTATCACCTTTGTGATTATTTAATGGCAGTCCGTTTGTTAAAACACCTACTGCACCTGCAGGCAATGATGTGCCTCCGGACTCTGATACCGATGTTAAGTTAGGTCTGGTAATTGAATAAGTTAGTTCTTGCTCTCTGATTAAATTATCGTATTCGCTTACATCTATTTTGCTTTCACTGTAATTAGGAATGTTATTACTGATTACATAAACGTTGTTAGTATCATACTTTACGTTAACACCATTTTGTAATTGGAAACTTGTAGTCACATATCCTTGTGTAGTGTTTTCGCGTGTGTTAGCATACGTTACAGTTTTTGTTGTATTGTCAGTGCTTGTAATTTGCTTAGGCGAAAGCAATGTTGCATTTGCATCTACAGGTATGTCTAATCCAATTCTTCTAAAAGGATTATTAACTTTGTAATCATTTATGTTTGCTCTTGAACCTTGTCTAATAATTCCTTTTTCTAAATCTTCCCACATTGGGATATTGCTACTACTGTAATCAGTGTATGTGGTATTAATATATTGAGTGTCCCACCAAGTTGGCTTAGACAAGAAGCCTAACATTTCCCATGGATGAGTATGTGGTCTTATTGTGTCGTAATGATATTCATACCAACCTCTCCAGTGTCCAGGTGTTTCGCTGGAGTTTCTATAGTTCCAGGTAAAATCATCTGATTCGTCATAAAACTCATTTACAATAGGATCTGCTTTGTTTTCAAATACCCAATCTTCAAAATCTTGGTTTAATAAATCATGCCAGTCTTGAACTTGTTGTGTATTATCTGGTCTAAATTTACCAGGTCTTACATTATACACATTTAGTTCTGGATAGTCAATTGTTTCTCTAAAACTTTTTTTGATATTGTTGTAAATTCTGTTTTCAAATTCTAAAAGTATGTCATCTCTTCTATCGCCAAATACTTTATACTTAGAACCGTCATGTCCTATTAAAACTTTTCTGGCCGTAACAAAACTGTTGTCGTTTATGATTTGCGGTTTAAATACTGGATACAAACCAGTAGCACTTGGTGTAGGAGGACACTGAGCACTATCCCTGTCTTGATCGTACACTTTAAATACCATTTGAGAACCAATTGGTGGAGTGTATGAATCTGTTAATGTTACTTGTATCGGCGAAGTAGCAGTTACAGTATAATCTGTATCGGCTACTAACAAGGTTGTTGTTGCACCATTTACATTATATAACAATAGCGAATTTTGTATTTCGTCAACATCTAATGATATAGATGATGTATAAATTTTTGTAGACGTATCTGCTACAATAACATCATCTTTTTGGTAATTATCACCAAATGGTATCATGTATGTTTTATTGAAAACATTCTTACCTACACTAAATGAGATTACTTTCTTTAAAACAATTTCTAAAATATTTTCGTTTGTATCTTTTTCAAAATCTAAAACATTAAATTGGTTAGAAATTTCACTTACTACTCTTCTTTTATATCTGGTGTACTCTTTGCCTACATAGTTTAAGGAATCTATTATATTGTGAGGCTGGTCATCAACTAAGAATGCCGCCAACATCAAGTTATCACTTGATTGAATAATTTTGTTACCGTAGAAGTTTTCTTTCTTAGTATTTCTGAAATTATTAAATTCTAATGCGTTGCCAGTGAAGCCATCTTGCTCTTCCATAAACACTTTAAAGTGAGGCATAAATTCTGGTTCAGCAATGGTAACAACGTCTTTGTTATCATTATTTTTGTGCCACACAATAGGTAATTCATAGTTACTAATATTTTGTGTTGATCTGGTACGTCCAGTTTTACTGTAACTCACAATGTCTATAAGATCATTGTTATTAAAATTTAATACTTGTTCGTTATTAAAAATTATCTGTTGATTATTGTAAGTCCATTTTGTATTTACTATACCATTAACAGTAACAGTAATATCGTATCCACTACTATTAAACGATGTTGCATTTGGTACACAGCCAATATCAAATGTATCTTTAAATGCGTCAATATCTTCTCTGGAATAATTATATCTTGCAATTATTCTTTGCTCAGATTTTTTGTTTGCATTTTTAAATAATCTACAATATTCTGGAAGTGTCTTATCTAATTTATAATAATATTCGCCAGGAATAAGTTGACTTTCTGTTTGTCCTTGTGGCCTATAAGATACTTCTTCATTGATAAAATTAGAGTAAGATATTTCACTGCTTGTTTTAAATTGTTTGTAAGACAATGCAAAATTATATTCACTATCTACTGCACCTGTGCCTGGAGTAAAACCAAATACTTTATTACCTGTAAAGTTGCTTCTAAAATATGTTGATTCGTCGCCTAAATATTTTTTGTTTTCGTCGTAAAGGTTAAAGTAAGGTGCTTGGTGTAAATTAATTTTTTCTTGGGCAAGTACCAACCCCTCAGTAGACGAGTAGTAGTATTCTTTACCAATGCCTTCTTGTCCTAATTTAACAGAAACAACATCACCGTCTGCTAAAGTAAAATCAGCAGTAGAGTCAACTGGGTCTGGTAAGATGCTGACTTCATATTTTTGACTGGTTGCATTAGCAGTAATTTGATAAACATACTGTGATTTTTCTATTGTTTCACTTGGGAAAATTATTGTTGTGCCACTTCCTAAAGCAACACCATCAACAAACACGTTACTACTCATTCCGTTGATGTCATCAAACAAATAATCTCCTGCACTAACAAGTACAGTACCTCTACTATTAGAACCATGGTTGTACAGTTCCATGTCTTTTTCGTATTCTAAAATTGGACGTTTTGCTCTTTTTGAAGTTGATGGTAAATCTGTATCTGAATCTAAATAGTTTTCTTTGTGATACCAAAAGTTTACTCTACTCCAAACATTTTTGTTTTTAGAACCTCTTCCAAGGGTAACATAGTCTTGTGCAAGTTGCCCTAAACTACCTCCCCATTTTTGATCTCCTTCGCCGTCACCGTCTGTATCTTTGTCAAAACTGAATGCGCCGTCTTTAAGATAGAAATCATTTGGATCATTTGGGTTGATGCCGCTTATTTGCTGACTGTCTAAAAGTGTTACAGTAACATTACCATTTGCATCTGTGCTAAAAGAATAACCGTCAGTTCTAACTGCTCCACTGAATCCTGTACCTTCAGCATGGACACTAAGATTTGCATTAGATAAAGACGTAATATCTGTTAAAGTAATTGAATCTGAAATAACATTAGCAGTAAATCGTAAGGCATTTGATAGTACACCGCCTAACTCTGTGTCAGCGATTGTAATTACATTACCAGTTCCATATCCGCTACCTGCTTCATTGATTGTAACACTTGTGACATTGCCTGTTACTGTTGCTACATCAAATGCTAAATCGCCTGATATGTTACTGTTAGCACCACCTAAGTTTGCTATATCAACTGTTACTGTTTCTCCTACAGCATACCCATCACCTTTTACGTTTGAAGTTACACTTGTTGCGGCACCTGAGCCATTAATAACAATATCAAATGTTGCGCCTTCGCCTTCACTAATATCAAACGATGGAACTATTTGCCAGTATGTTGTAGATTTCGATGTACCAATTGGTGCCTGCGGCCAATCAGTATTTAAATTTGTATAATCTAATCGTAGCATTCTATAATAGTAATCATTATACACTACAATATCATTTAATGCGTAAGATGTTGTTGCATTTGAGTAAACACCTACAACTGTACCACCTACACTTGCTTCTATTTCTGCATTGCTTAAATAATTTCTTACATGCTCTGGTGAAACATTACTATATGTACCAGCAACTCTGTTTGTGTCTGCTGGACCAATATTGTTCACAGTAGCAACACCAGAATCGATTACAACATCAAACGTAGCACCAGTACCTGGTGTACTGCTTGAGGATACGTTTGAGTAGGAACCAGGAGTTCTTACATTGGCTTCCCCACTGAAATCTATAGTGCTAATACCATCTTGATTAACTGTTTTAATAATTGCAGTTGCATTACCTATCGAAACTTGCTGTCCTGCTTTAAAATTAGTAATACTGTCTAATGCAACTACCCTTGTGTCTACAGTTGATCCACTAAATGTGATTGACTCTACTACATTTGCATCTGCACCAGTGTCAGTAATACTTAAACCAACTTCGCCAGTGTACAAGTGTGAAACATTGGCGTTAGTAATTGCTACATTTGTGATAGCACCAATTACGTTTGCTGATATGTTTGCTGTAGCAATGTTGGCATAATGTCCTGTAACATTAGGCAATGTGATACTTGGGTTTACATAACCAATTCCAGGAGTCACAATTGAAACCGAGGAAACGTTTGCCGCACTATATACAACATTTACATTTGAAACTGTGAATGCTGTGGCGTCCCATTGCCCTGTAATTGCACTTGCAAATCTGGTATTATAATTATCGCCTCTTGCTACAAGATGTATGCTGTTACCTACACCCTCAACAATAAATTCTTCACCTACATAACTTGCTGGTATAACGTAATCGCCAATGAATTTTACAATCATACCATTTTTAAATGGTATTTTCTTTCCGCTGTTAGGTGTAAAGTTTTCTTTACCTATAACATCTGTTGTTACATTTATTGGGTTTTCTAAGGAGCCGCTAACTTCGATGGCTTTTGGTCCATCTTCGTCCCAATAGTACTCTTGATAATTTATTAACTTATCTAAGTCTATGGGAGGATTAAATGTTTGGAAGTCAGCACTAAAAATCTTATTTTGATTATCAAGATTCAAACCATAATTTTCTAAAGTTTGCGTAAACTCGTCAAAGAATATAAAATTTTCACTAATACCAGTGTTTGCATTTAGGTTGTTTACAATAGGTGATAAACTGTATTCTTCTCTAATAGGATTAATTTGACTTATAAAAGCACCAGACAAAGAGGCATCATCGGAAGTTCTTGTTCCGATATAACCTTTTACAACTTCAACATTTGCTTTGCTGTAAAGTTGTTCTACTGTAGTTTCAAAAAAGTTTTTTATAGCATTAGTCTGTAAGACCGCTGGTAACTTTTTATAAATCTTATCAGCCATATTATCTATCGACCCTTAATGTTTGTGAAGAAATTTTGCTTACGATTTCTATATCGCTAACTTTTGCTGTGTTAATAAACAGTTCATCTGGTTGTGCTTTAATTTGAAACAAGTCTCCAAATTTACCAGATGTATTTTTAGGAATAATTACAATACTACCAATATTGCTACCAAGTCTTTGATGTACAAATGAACTTAGTTCTGTAAAGTAGAAAGTTTCACCAAACTCCCAATTATCAACATTGAAGTATTCGTTGAATGCACTTATTATTTGTGATTTCAAGTCATTATCACTTAATGTACTACCGTCTAATTTTACAACTCTAAATTTTGCTTGGCAACTGATTTCTGCATCAGTGCCAAAAATTCTTTTGAATTTTGCACTTCTAAAAACAATACTATCACTGGCACCTTTGTAATCGTCTAATTTTTCAAATTCATTTTCTAATTCATAATTTGTAGGCGACAATGGATACTGTGTACCTGGTACATTAATATATTTTAATATATCATCATAATAACTGTTTGTTAAAACCAGCATTTCTACAATGTTGCTAATGCTTGGATCTATTCTAACATCATTAGGAGCAGTATGACTCCATTTAATCATACATGGTTGTTGCTCAACCAATGCTGTATTTTGTGTAGCACCTCTACCTTTCTTTACTAAGAAGTCATCAGAAGCATCAACTAATGTAACGTTGTTTGCATCTGTGCTACTTGCAGTAAGTTTGTACACTTTGTCTAATTCTTTAATGTAAACTTTGATATTTTTATAATATCCGTTTATGTTTTCAAGAGTGTTTGCTATTGCTAATGTATCAACCAGAATATAATTAATAGTTGACCACGGCGTGTTATTAGTAAAACTACCTGGTGACAAGTTTGTACCATCTTGTGTTATACTTGTTTCGTTTCTATAATCAACAAACACACCGCTCACTGGCCTGTCATATGAATAACCATCAAAATCTTTGTAATATTCGTAAATTACAAAATCTGTTTCTTCTGCAAATTCGTTAAATTGCAAAGGTCTGTCAGGCACTAAGTCGTTATCGCTGTCTATTGGTGCAACTTTTACTTTTCTTGGGTCTGTGTAACCGTCGTTATATTGATAGTTGTCAACAATTTCCCATACAATATCTTCGTCGAGTTGAGATTTATCTAATTTGTACTCTACTAAAATTCTGTCTGCAGATCTGGCACCAGAAATATCAGTTGCATACAAGTAATTGTTAGTATCAAGTCTTGTATAAGTTAATGTTCCTGTTTCAGCAGTTGCATTTGCATTACTTAATGTAATAATACCATTAGCAGTTGCATTTGCAGTTAAACCATCTGCGCCGTATGTGAATATACTTGCATTACCGTGAAAAATTTCTACTGCATTAGAATCAGGGTTTAAATGTTTGTAAGTGATATTTCCGTTGTTGTCAAATATATTGTAACCAAACGTAGTGTTGTCAAAGTTAAAACTAAAATTATATGGTATCTTTGAAACTCTACCATCGTTGTTTGCAATTCTAACATTTGATGTTGACACATCGCCGTCATCGAAATATGTTGTTAATGTAACATTAGCATTATTAACAAATCTATTTTTTACTAAAATATTTGCTGGAGTATGATCATCGGTGATACCGTCATTTCTCATAAGGCCAAAATTACTTTTCCACTTAACTGCTATATCATACCATTTAACATCTCTGGTTTTGAGTGGTATTTGTGTTAATACTCCTATAGGATCATGATACGCACCTGTCTGAGAACCTTGCCATGCATCGGCAATACCGTCTACGCCTGAATCTTCCCATATAAATTCTTCTACAGTACCAGGTTTATGATTAAGTGTTGTGAACGTAATTTTATCTTGTACTGCTTTTGTTGTATAGTCGACAGTTTTAACATTTTTAATATTGTAAAACTTTAATTCGTTTTTACTTTGTACCACGTAATCTAAACCACGTAATGTAACATTGTATGAATAACTGCTATTGTCTACTGGTATGTATTCGCAAAGTATAAGCCAACTTGCATCTTTGCTTGTTGCAGATGTATCTCTTGCATTACTTACTGCATAAACACCATTTGCGTTTAAGTTTTCATTTTGTATAACATAAAACTCATCAAGAGTAACGTCAAAACCTATACCAAATGTACGTTTGGCAATTATTTCATCTTGAACTCTTGCCGCTTCAGTTGAGTTGAACACTTTTCTTGGAGTAACAATAACTTCTTCTGCTCTCCAGCCGTCGTTTATGCTATCACTCAATGTAAACGAACCAACACTGGTACTTAATCCGCTGGATAGTAAACCGTTGTTAGCAACTGATACCACTCTAACCCATTTGTATTGGGATATATCAGATGTGTTTACAAATTTTATAAAATTGTTTTCAGAAAACACTCTTGTGGATTCTGTGTTGTTTGCTAAAACTACAGTTGAACCATCTCCACTACTAAATGTTTCTGTCATATAACCTGTAGCACTTGAAGTTGCTACCGGTAAAGGCTTCCATCTGGCATTAAGAGATTTAGTTTCAAACTTTGATGGTACAAAGTTTCTCCATGTTCTTCTAACTTCGTCATAAACAAAATTATTAAAAGATGATTCTTTTAAGTAAAGCGGAAATACATTATTTGTAATATCGTTTGCAGAATTATTTGTATCTACAACAAAGTTTTTACTTATATTGTTTACTTCTTTAATTAAAAATCCATCTTGTGCAAATGTATCAACACTTTGGAACGTGCTGGTAGGATCATTTATATCAATATATCTACTATGCCCAGCATGTGTTTTATTTGTTGCTTTTAATTTTCTAATATTAGAACTTTGACTTAATGGAAATACATTATAGTCCTGAGCACTTATCATTCTATTTTGTGTATAATAAGTTTGTGGTGCTCTTGATTTTATATTTGCTAATGTTTCAGTAGGCAACGAATTATTAATTGCACTTTCTAAACTAAATGTAAGTGTAAGCCTATGTGTTTCACCTGCTTGGTTGTTATATGGTATAGTAACACTTTTGTTTTGCATTTCTGTAGGTTTTATAGAATATCTTTCGTTATCACTTGTTCTAAACCATGCTCTATAAACTCCTGATGGTATATTTCCAAAGTTGCCATCTGGAAACTTTAATCTTATACCTGCGTTGTTTAAATTTTCTATAGCATATAAGTTTCTTGTGCCTAAATTTTGGCTATTGTAATTAAGTGTCTGACCTACTGTGTTAGGTATTTTAGTCCATTGATTTAACACAATACCTTGATTGTTTATTTCTTGTAAGTAAACATCAAACTCATTGATGTTTCTTGTTGTAATATCCTGTACTCTACTTTCAACAGGTTGTACAAAATTAAAATCTTCAAATGTTAATGTACCTTGCTTGATGTATAAAAAGAAACCAGTATTTTCGCTGTTCAACCCAAGACTGTCATTTCTGTAGTAGAAGCCAAACCTTTTTGCTGGATCTGGTGCTTCTTCATACACATACTGATTGTCAAAGAAATCTCCGTTTACTACTTCAAATTGTCTTGATTTACCTCCAGCAGTTGAACCAAAGCCAAAAGCCACTGGTGAATTTACTGTAGTATTGATTTCATATTTTTCTATAGGAATTCCTTGAATCGTTCCTTCGTTGACTGGTGCAGTAAATCTACATTTACCGCCCATTGCTGAATTTATAATAGTTAGAAACTGTTCGTAATTGTCTGAATTGTTAACGTCGTTCCAAAAAACATTTTGATTTTGTAAATCATTTCCTTGACTATCAACTAAATCTTCTGATGTTCTCACAGAAACAATTTTTACTAATCCACTTGCAGGTATATTTCTTCTTGGATTGTAACCAAGCATTCTTGCAAGTTTAAAAACTGAATCTCTTCTCTCTGCTGTTTCTAAAAAGTTTTCTCTGGCATTAAGATCTACTCTAAATGCTAAACTCTGAGATAGGTATGCTAACAATTCAATTATAGCAATAAACTCTGAACTTTCGATATAATCATTAAATGATTCAGGAAAATTAATTCTCACATAATCAACCATTGCTGAACGCATGGTATTAAAATCATATGCTTTAAAATTTATTTTGCTGTAGGCCTGATATGCTACTTTCCAGTCTTCTGCCGCAAATAAATTATTTTGTCTATCAACTATCGCCATTATAAATTGTCCTCGCCTATATTAGAGTACTCTAAATATAAAATGTCGGCATCATTGATTACATTATAAAATATTTCAACTTCTGCTCTAATGCTCTGATCCCCTATAAAAACATTGATGTTGTTAAGTTCTACTCGAGGATCTCTATCTATAATTCCTGTAATATCTTCTTTTACCATTTCCTGCAAATCAGGAGTGTTTGGATTCATAAGCAAATCCCAAACTATACAACCAAAGTTTGGTCTCATTACACGTTCGCCTTTTTTAGTGTAGAGTTCGTTTAATAAATCTCTTTTCACTAATTCAGCATCCACAATACTGTAAGGTGGACCTGAACGATCTACTGTACTCATTCCTTTAAATAGTGCCATACATGTATTTATCGAATTCATTAACTATAGTTTTAATTAGGTTGACTTTTTAAAAGATATAAGTATAATATAGAGATGAATCAAGTGATCTACATACATGGTGCTAATGCAAATGCTGAAAATTTTAACTATTTTACGTTAAAATTACCTGAACATCACTTTATACGGCCAGTTTACAGCATGGATGATGACCCTTATGACGTTGTTGAGTATGTAAAATTTCGCAGAAAAAGAGAATTAGATACAAATAAGCCAGTAATCTTAGTAGGTCACAGTTTTGGCGGCATTTTAGCATCGTGGTATGCAAGTGTGTACCCAAAAGATGTAAAACATTTGGTTACTATTGCTACTCCGTGGGACGGGACACCAGTAGCAAGAATTTTTGGATACTTTTTTAGAAATGCAAATGTGTTTAAAAACACTCGCCCAGGATCTGAAGTACTTGCATTGTTAAGCGAAAAAACTTTTGAAGGTCCTCACACTAATATTGTGTGTACACAAGGCGGCAATCCAGTTGCAGGAATGGGCGGACAAGCAAATGATGGAATGATCAGTTGTGATAGCCAAAGTAAAACACCAGCAAATTTCAAAAACACTGAAAATTCCTTTATTGAAGCAGGTCACAGCGGAGTATTGTTAAATAATACTGTAACAGACATATTACATAAAATAATTACACAGTAGATTTCTTAATGGACAATTACAAAACTTTAAACGATACCCTTGAGGAAGAATTGCGGCGACAGTTAATAGATTTGAAAAAAGAAAACAATGATCTAAGGGCCAGAGTTAAGATGCTGGAGCAGTCAGTTGCAACTGAACAAAAGGGAAAATATGATGCATACAGGCGAATCAGTCACCTAACTAAAAAGGACATTTAACAGCAGGATAGTCTCTTTTAAAGGCTTCCTTTTTAGCAGACTTTAATCTGGTGTACATTTGCATAAAGTTAGCATTCTGTGGCATTTGCCCACTATTCATTATTTGTCTATATTCTAACCAATCTGGTGTTCTAAACAATTCACCTTCATATAATCTTCTTGCAACATAGTCTTGCCTAATACCAACTTTACCGTTTTGTAATTTTCCAGTTCTCCAACGTTGCATAAGTTTAGGTACAGCCGCATAGTTGCCTTTGTTGAGTTCTGTTAATACTGCTGACCTTGTAAAATTTTCAATTTTAATATGAGATGCAAAACTTATTAGTGCGGCCAATTGATTGTCGCTAAGTACTACAGTAACTAAATTTTTTATTGCTTCGCCTATTTCATTAAAAGTGCTCATCATGCCTAACATTGTTCCTACTGGACCAATACCATTTGAAACGTCTACAATTTTTATACCAGATTTCTCATGCGTGTAAATTATAGAGCCTTCGTCTATTGTGATTGTGATGCCTACCTCTTCTAATTCTTGAGATAGTATTTCCATAAATCTGGCAACATCATCTGATGTCCAGTTAGTGCTCATTGATACGTTAAGCATTTTTAAGTACCTCCATCTGGTGCCCCTCCAGTGTTTCCTGTGGTTGTTGCACCATTAACTTTTGCCGCGGCCGAATCTATTGCACCTTTGATTTGTCCTTCTACTTCTCCTACAGCGGCACCTTGTATGTCCATAGGTAAATTTGATATGTCTAATGCAAATTTATTTAATCTTGCTTCTGCATCTTTTAATGTTTTTGTTATACCAATAATTTTTTCTGACATTGCATTTGAAGTTTGAAATCTAATAGGTGGTATTGCAATGCCAAAATCTTGTGCTAAATTCATTACCGAACCTAAACCGTTTATATTTTTAAGAGCCGCAAAGTTGAAATTACTAAACTGGTCTGGTAATAAGTCTTGATATCCTGATAATTGTCCTTTTACAACATCTGTTGCTGACGATATTGCTCCGTCAATTGCGTTGTCTACTGCACTTTGTACACTACCTACCGCAGAATCAACGGCACCTGTTGCTGATGAAACTGCATTGTTAACACTATTAACAGCACCACCAACAGCACCTGCTACGTCTTGTGCTTTGAATCCATCTGGTGTATCAGCAGTTGGTGTATCGCCTGGTTCTATTGCGTCTTTGCCTGTTTGACTATCTGCTGTGGTATCTTCTGTGTACGAGGACGAATCCTCTTGTTCTTGATCAAATTGTGCATGTCCGTCATAAGGTTCTGCAGTAATTAATACACTTACACTGGTAGTAATGTCATCACCTTGTTTTGGACGTAAACCACCTTCAGGCAAAATTACTCCATCTTTGGCAGTATCTAATTCAAATGAGTCTATGCCAAATCCACTGCTGTCGTTTCTATACTTAGGCGGAGTACTGGATTGATCTCTTTGTGGTGTACCACTTATTCTTGGTGCTGGTACTGATGGCAAGGGTGGTATTGCTGGTATGCCTCCTGAATTTAATAATATCATTGGAGCCATAATACTTGCTGGTGTTCCAGAAGTCACACCAAATCCGCCTAATGCGTTAAATGTAGTTGTCAAGGTACTTTGTGCCGCAATAGGACCTAAAGGTGCATTCATGTTAATGCCTAATGGACCACTTGCAGTCATTGATGTTCTACCACCTGAACTTAAATCTATATCTCCGCCATTAGCAGTTAATTGTGCATTAAGATTTGCAAATAGTCCCATATCTGCCGCGGCATCAAATTTTATATTACCTCCAGTTCCAAGTGGAGGAACACCTATAGCAGTTAAGGCTCCAGGTAATCCTTTGTAACCACCTGCATCATTATCTCCTACTGCTTTTAAATTCAAATCATTACCTGCTTCAATGTTTATATTTTTATCTGCTCTTAAATTAAAATCACCTTTTGCTCTGAAATTTATTGAGCCCTCGCCAAAGAAATTAATATTGCCCAGCATGTCTAATTCTACCCATGCTTTTCCGCCTTTGTTAATCATATAGATAATACCATTAGTATCATCAAGTAATATTTGATTTCCTGAGCCTGTTCTTATCCTTATATTTTTACTGTTAGGATTGTCGTCCATAACAAATTGGTGGCCTGCTTGAATAACTTTGCTTTGATCAGATTTATCTCTGACACCTTTTGTTAAAATACCAAATACATCACTGGGGGATTCTCGCCTTGCACCAGAGGTACCAATTCCCCTCACAGGGTCATTGATAAGGCCTTGAATTGTAATTGCTTCTGCAAAAGGATGATGCACAGGTCTTTTTGCATTCATCTCATTGCTTGGATCGTCAGAGAATTTGTTTTTTTCTACAGTGGGTAAATTAAAACTTTCTGCTTCAAATGTTTTTCCTGAAGGCATTCCAGGTATCATCATATTGTACTGATCTGGTAGCATAGCACCTAAGCAAAAAGCATTTTTAGGGTTACCGTCAGCAAATGCAATTAGCACCATGTTTCCAATATCAGGTGGTTGCACCCACATACCATATGTTTTCATGGCTTTGTCATAGTCATCTATTTCTGGTGACGTGTCTGCTGGGTTAGTAGAACCTGCAAAAGCATGTAGCCATCTTGCATCTATAAAACGATTTTGTTTTGGGTCTCTGTGTAAAAAATCTATTTTAACTCTAATTCTACCTGTACTGTTTACATCAACGTTATCTATAACTTTACCATAGTAAATGCCAGGCAAAAAGGCTCTATCTTTTCTTGCATCATTAAATAAATCTTTATATGTACCTTCGTTTACTCTTGCCATTATCCGTCACCGCCCTGTGATGCTTTGTAAGCCGCCCCCTGTTCTGATGTAAAGTAACCATCTGCTAATGCTTCGTCTATGTTAGCATATCTATCAACTGTTTCTAAATATTTCTTTATTGCATCAGGGTTGTTTTTCCAAGAAGACCCAAATGCTTGTCCTAATTGTTGTCCTATTGCTGAATCTTCTAATTCATCAAATGTTTTTGCCAGTTCATCTGGCTCAATTTGTCCAGACATATATTCGCCACCTGTTAATTTAGATAAACTGATACCTGTTTGTTTAACTGATTGAATATCCACTGAATACATACCGCCTGAAAATCTATTTATGGCTTTCACAAATCTATATACACCAGATAAGGTATATGAAAATCCTGCTTTGCCCCATTCACCTGTGTTACCATCTTCGTCGTATATGTTTGGATCAAAGTATCTTGGTGCCGCAATTTCTAATAAATGGAACATACTGTTGTCTTCATGAATACCTGCAAATACATCTTTTTTGTCTTTGTTTTTAGGTTCATCAGGATTTCGTCTTTTTGCTACATCAGGTTCGCCCAAAAACCATGGATCTCCCCTTACACTCATATCAAGTCTTATCAAGAAATCTTCTGCTTTGTTATTGTTGTACAAATAATTAAACAATGTAGATTGCACTCCGCTATATACACCTTGGTCTGCTGGTCCTGAAATGTATTTAGATAACACAGTTTCTTTTCCTGACTCAGTGGCTTCGTCTCCATCTACTTTTGATTCTTCTTCATCTATTGCACTTTGTACATCATTTCTCATATTTTCTAATGCTTCTTGGCCATCTATAGAAGTAGGACCGAGAGATACCAAGTCTGCAGAATACACATATCCGCTTGGCGATGAATCGTAATTACCTTTGCTGTAGTATTGGTCTATTTGTTTTTGCCTTTCGTTATCACTTTCTGTAAATACGCCAGTTTGTGTTTCATCACTTTCACTTCCACCTGATATCATTTCGTTAATAGATGCCACAATGTTGTTGCCTGTTCTTGTTAAAGCATTTGCTACACCTTGTGCAATAGCACCTTTTGGATTGCTAATAAAATCTTTAAGTTGCCCTGGACTTAAACCTGCAACTTCTCCTATTTCATTAAGTGCTGTTTCCCCTAAATTTTTAAAACTGTTAAACAATTTTTTACCTGATGAAAATAAATCAAACAATTCGTCAAGTCCAAGAGCACTTAATAAAGTGTCTTTATCGAGTGGCTGGGTCAAAAAGTTAAGAGGGTTATTTGCATAAACGTCTCCTACTGTTCCTCCTTGAGGAGGAACTAAAAATGCAATACCATTTTGGTAACTGATATCTAAACTTAAAATTTGATCATTTCTTCCTGTATAAAAATAGTGATATGCTTTAGCAATTTCCATTGCGGCTATTTGTCTTTTAGTTGCTTCTGCATCTACTTCTGCTTGAATTTGTGCTTCGAGTCGATTTCTATCTGTTGCAGTTTCCCAATATGTCATTGGTTTGAAAATTACAGTTTTGTAACGTTTCTTAGTTTTTTCATCATACTTGCCTTTGTTTTTGCAACTGGCTTTAAGTTTGTACCATAGCACTTCTGTGGCGTCAGTGATTTCCTCGTCATTGACTCCGTTTTTGTAATCTCCTCTACAGGCTTTTTGCATAAATTCAACATTCATTGATAGTAGTGTTCCTAAACAATCATAAATGTCAGAACCTTCTTTCCAGATTAAAGTAAACATGTCTGGTACTTTCTTTGCCTGTCCACTTGTTTCACCTTCTTCAACTTTGTCACCAGATGCTTCGGCTTGGGCCTCCTCGGCAGTTTTTTCTGCATCTTTGTCCCTTTCTTTTACAGTGAAAAGGCTGGTTTCTTGTATCTCAGGTGCTACTAAAATTTGATTAGATATTAATGGCGAGCCACCACGTTTTATTTCAATGGTGGTTTCGTCACTGCCTGCAAGGCTGGGTGTACCTTCCCCTTCTTGTGCAAGTAATCCTTGCAACTGAATTTCAATGTCGTCAAATTGATTATCCTTGTTGCCTTCGACATTGCTTTCTCTGAACTTATTAATTTTTTGTTGCAGTTGCTCGATGTGTTGTTGTATGTTATTTCCAGTAGTTTCAAATTGAGCAGGTAGTTTTAAGTATTCGTCTGCAAAAGCAAGATCGTCTGCAACTACACATTCAAAATCATATGTCGATCCTGCTTCTGTAATGTTAAATGATATTCTTCTTATGATTAATGGGTATATGTAAGGGCCTGCTATTGCTCTTATACTACCACCTGCATCAACATTAAAATCTGGATTAGTAGAATCAGGGCCAGCATCAGATTCATCATAACCTGTAAAATTTATTTCTAAGAAAAGCGGTATATTATCGTCGCTTGGATGGCCGCCACAAAAAGTTCTTGCCGCGGCAATTTGATCTATAAATGTAACAGAATTTGGTTGCCTGATTTGAAAGTTTACTTGCGTTTGTACAGATTCTGAGCCACTTACTGATGTTAATTCTAAGTTATCTATTCCTGCACCTGCAGTAACTCCTGTTTGTGCTAAGATAACTGTTTTACCTGGCGGAGCACTTTGGTCTTGGAACTCTGTGACTACACCAGAACCTGCAGGATTATCATCTCGCGGATCGTCTTCTATGAGTATTTCAGCAGACCTTTCGTCTTCTGGAATCATATATAATTTGAGATTGTATGTTGGCGTGTCGTAATAATCTAAGATATTTGGCTGAACTTTGCCTACGAATCTATTATTGACTTCTGGTGCTTTATCCTTTGGTGCAGTTTCTTCGGCCATGTTTTATCTCACTAAATTTTGCACTGATTCAGCAGATGGCAGTTTTATAGATACTCCTTGTTTAAAATCTTTAATAGGATCTACTAACTCATCTGGATTTCTCAATGCAAACACCCACCATAAATTTGAATCGCCGTAAATTTTGAAAGCCAGTAAATCAGGTCTTTCATCAACATCAAAATCTATTGTGTAATCTTCATCATACACACTTTCTCTGATTTTAGGCAAATTGGTTACATCTAAAAATTTTTCATTTAGACTAACTGCATTCCTAAGAAAACTGTTCTTTTGATATTTTGCCATTAAACAAATCCGTCTTTTAATCCTTTTCCGTTTCTCAACGTATCGATGTTAAATCGTTTTCTAATTTTATGTGGTGTGTAATTTGGTACTAAGTCTAACGTAAGTGTAAATCTTGTAGGAACAAATGTTACTTCGTCATCTTTTGGTCCTGTAACAGGTACATAATCTACTTCTGGATCATATGTTATTGAGTATGTTCTCACAAGTACAGGCACTTTGTTGAAACCGTTGTCACCTAAATATTCAAATAACAATGTTGGCGGTGGTGTACCAAATGCCCCACTTACCAACGAAGCATCACCAAAGTGTGCTTTTGTAACAACCTTAACAAAATGTATAACAGCCATCATGTATCTGGCTTCGCCTATGTTGTTTGCAGTAAAATCTGCAGTGATAGGAATTGTAGGCGGTGTGGAATGTGAAAAAGAGTATATTGGATAGTTACTACCAACTAAACTGTTTTCAACATAACTGACCATTGCACTACTAAAAATTTGAGGGGTATATTGCCACACTAAACCACCTGATTCTACAAGTGGTGCTAACAATCCTACATTGTCTTTATCTAATGCATATATGGCTTTTTCGCCTAATTTTTTAGGTCTCAGTCTTGCTCGCCAATCATAGTTTTTATTAATGCCTTTGCCTTCGTCGAGGTTGACTGCTAAGGAACTTGCCGCAAAATTACTTTGCTCGCCTAATTGTTGCCTAATTTGTTGTTCGCTTAGTTCTCTTGCACCAAATACTAAGTTGTTATCGACATTACGAGGTTCGCTGGCAGTACCAGGATATAACAGGCTTTGAACACCTGCTTCATCTAAAAATCCACCTATAGCACCACGTACAATACCTCCGACTGGACCGCTCGTAATTTGCCCCAATCCTTGGTTAGCAAGGTCGCTAAGTGTTCCTTTTGCAAAATCTTTTAAACTTGGCATATAACTATTTATCGGATTCATTAAAACAGTTGTTAAAATTAAATTCTGGCTAAATATTACTTGACATACACAAAAGACTGTGTATAATACTAACAATATAAATGAACGATAATTTTGAGGAGAGTAAATGGCACAGGCTAAGAAAGTCAATTATCTAAACAACAAAGACATCCTAAAAGAAATCCACAAAAGTAAAATGTCGTATTGCTACTTGCAAGACGAGAAATACTTTATGTACGACATAATCTTAGAAGATGTAAAAAAGATTAATCGAAACAGCATAAAAGAAGCAAGAGAAAACAAAGCATCTAAAATGCAACAACAGGCATATCAAGCCGCAATGGCGGAACATGACCCAAAAGATTACAAGAATAAACCTAAACAAAAAGAATTTTTAGTTGATCCTAAGAGTATAGACAAAGAAGATTTGGTTTTTCGTGTAATGACTATGGAACATATTCCTGATGAACCCGGTAGAAAGAAAAATCCTAAAAATGAAGCAGAAACCAAAGCAAAGGTAAATTTCCCTTCTTTTAAACATTATGCATACATCAACGATGAAGTAGTTGAAGTTGCACGAAGTCATTGGACTGGTAGTTTAAGTAACGGGCATTTTGATCCAAATGCTGGTACAATTTCTAACAAATTAGGTATTATGTTTTTAAAACTTGTTGAACGTTATAGTCACAGAGCAAACTGGAGAGGTTACACTTACGTTGATGAAATGCGTGGACAAGCATTAGTTCAACTTGCACAAATTGGTTTGCAGTTTAACGAAGCAAAATCAGATAACCCTTTTGCTTACTATACTGCGGCAGTGAATAATAGTTTTACAAGAGTTTTAAATATTGAAAAAAGGAATCAAACAATTAGAGATGATATCTTAATTGACAGCGGACACTTACCAAGTTATGGTAGACAAATACAGCATGAAGAAAATTTACGAGCAATGCGTGAAGCCGCTGAAGCAGATATTCAGACCACACAAGATTAATTTATGGCGGAACTGTTTAAGACAGCGGCCTGTTTTACTGACATACATTACGGTTTAAAACAAAATAGTCGCTTACATTTAGATGATTGTAGCAGGTATGTAGATTGGTTTATTGCTGAAGCAAAAGCCAGGAATGCTGAAACCTGCATATTCCTCGGTGACTGGCATCATCAAAGAGCAAGTGTAAATGTTGCTACACTAAATGCCACAATCAAAGATCTCAAAAAAATCAACGATGCATTTGAAACTGTTTACTTTATAACAGGTAATCACGATTTATATTATAGAGATAAAAGAGAACTTAACAGTATCGAGTATGCTCGTGACTTGTCTAATTTTGTAATGATTGATGAACATTTTGTACAGGACGATGTTGCTATTATACCTTGGCTTGTAGGAGATGAATACAAAAAAGTGCAAAAAATGGATGTCAAGTATATGTTTGGTCATTTTGAACTTCCGTACTTTAAAATGAACGCAATGGTAGAAATGCCAGACCACGGAGGTATAAAAGCAGATCATTTGTCAGGTCCTGAATATGTGTTTAGCGGACACTTTCATAAACGTCAATACAAAAACAATATACATTACATAGGTAATGCTTTCCCCCATAATTACGCAGACGTAGACGATGATGAACGTGGTGCTATGTTTTTAACATGGGGCGAAGAACCGCAGTATGTAAACTGGACTGAGTGTCCAAAATACAGAGTGTTTACACTAAAGCAATTATTAGACAATCACCAAAACTTGTTAGACAGTTACACTTATGCAAGAGTCAAACTTGATATCAGTATTAGTTACGAAGAAGCAAACTTTATCAGGGAAAAATTTGCTGAGCAGTATAACGTCAGAGAATTGCAACTTATTCCAATAAAAGAAGAAGAGCAATACGAAGGCGGTGAAATAAAATTTGAAAGTGTAGACCAAATAGTTATTCAACAGTTGGAAACAATCGAAAGTCAAACAGTAAACAAGCAACAATTAATTGACATATATCAGAGCATAGAGATAGAATAGTGTTAAAGATTAAAAATGTAACAGCAAAGAATTTTATGAGTGTTGGTAATAATACTCAAGCAGTAAATTTTGATGGTTGTCAATTGACCCTGGTTCTTGGTCACAATTTAGATATGGGAGGCGATGGTAGTAGAAACGGTACAGGTAAAACTACTATTATAAATGCTCTCAGTTATGCTCTTTACGGCGAAGCATTAACAAACATTAGACGTGATAACCTTATTAACAAAACAAATGGTAAGGGCATGATCACCACCGTTGACTTTGAAATAGAAGGCACTGAATACAGAATTGAAAGGGGCAGGCGCCCTAACGTTTTACGTTTTTTAGTGAATGGCCAAGATGCCATTGACGGAGAACAACAAGGCGACAGTCGTGAAACTCAAAAAGAAATAGAAAAAGTTATAGGCTTTCCGCATTCTATGTTTAAGCATTTAATTGCATTAAACACTTACACTGAACCGTTCCTTGCAATGAAAAACAATGATCAACGTGACATGATCGAGCAACTGTTAGGTATCACTGAGTTGTCAAGAAAAGCAGAAGTTTTAAAAGAAAGAATGCGAGAAACTCGCGACGAAATAAAGCAAGAAGAATTTAGAATAAATGCTGTAGAAGAAAGCAACAAACGTATCGAAAAGAATATTAAAGAAATTGAAAGTCGCAGTAAAGCATGGGAAAGTAATAAAGACAACAAGATACTGGAGTTTGGAGAATCCATTATAGAACTTGAAAAAATAGACATTGATTTAGAATTAGGTAATCATGAAATTTTATCTACACTCAAAGAGCAAACTGCAAAGAAACAAAATTTAGATTCAGAACTGTCTCGATCAAACACTTCGCTGAAACGTAGTCTTGCAAAAGTACAAGAATTAAAAAGCAATTTAGATAGTGCCAAAGAAGGTGTGTGTTATGCTTGTGGGCAAGACACAGCACACTTAGATGAGCATGAAGATTACATGAAAGAGTTAGCGGAGAAAATTGACACTGAACAAGAATATTACAACGACACAGAGACTCGTGTAAATGCTATCACCGAAGAATTAGAACAGTACAGCAACTTACCAGAAAAGCCAAATGTGTTTTATAACAGTAAAGAACAAGCATTAGAACACAAACACAATCTGGAAACAATGAAATCACAGATGGTCGAAAAATCCGAAGAGGTAAATCCTTACATTGAACAAATCGAAGGACTGCAAAATTCAGGTATGCAGGAAATCAGTTTTGACCTCATGAATGATTTAACCAACAAACAAGAGCACCAAGAATTTTTATATAAGTTGCTTACCAGCAAAGACAGTTTCATAAGACGCAGGATCATCGATCAAAATATCATGTATCTAAATCACCGACTTTCTCACTATTTGGACAAGTTAGGATTACCGCACGATGTTAAATTTGCGAACGATTTAGGCGTCGAAATCACAGAGTATGGTCGCGATTTAGACTTTGATAATCTAAGTAGAGGTGAACGTAACAGACTTATTTTAGGACTAAGTTGGGCATTCCGCGACATGTACGAAAGTCTCAATAGGCCTATGAACCTAATGTGTATCGATGAACTGGTTGACAGTGGCATGGATACTATGGGTGTAGAAAATGCACTTGCAATACTCAAGAAGATGAATCGTGAGCAAGGCAAAAACATCATGCTTATTTCCCATAAAGAAGAACTTGTAGGCAGAGTTAACAATGTGTTAACAGTGGTAAAAGAAGGTGGATTTACTGCTTATAACACAGACACAGAATACGTTAACTAATACAGTTTAACACGTTAGCCAACACAAACATTTAAACTCTTTCAAATGCTTTAGACACTTCGTGTCTTTTCAAACTACATTCAATCGTTTCGTTTCACTTCACTCTTTCATTTGTTTGAAAGTTTTTTACATTTGATATTGCTATCATGTATGTGGAGCCATAATTCACCCGTTGCCGGGTGAAAAAAAAGAGCCATCATGTGATGTATCGCCATCTCTAACTCGGGTGCTATTAAGAAGTGGTGGGCCTTATCTCCTCATACACTACCGTCACTGGTATCCCACGGATGTCAATATAACCTGGTAGAGTTTGGTTATACCAACACACAGGTTGCTTTTTCTCAGAGCCTGTATCCTTTAATACTGTTTGTCGTGTGTCTGTATCTCATTAAACGCCATACATTCCAGATCTGGCGCCGCTTACGGAACCTCAAGGAAATCGATATTATGTGCCTCG